TTACCGCGTTGGGCCGACCTTGTCGCCTCGTCTTTTGCGCACGTACGACTCGGTCATAGTGATCGACTCGTGGCCCAATTGCATCTGTGCCTGGCGAATGTCTCCAGTCGAGTCCGTCTTGTCCGTACCCGCCTTCGCGCGTAGATCGCGGAATTGAAATTCCTTGGCTGGAATGCCTGCCGCCGCACGCGCGGTACGGAATCTGTACTGCAGCGTGCGCAGGGTCATTCGCTGGCCAGTCTCGGTCACGACCAGTGCAGTGCTGACCACCTTGTACGTGGACTTGCGTGCCCTGATCCGATCGACAACCGCCTTCAGTTCCCCGGTCACTTCCATCCGGAGCTTCTTGCCGGTCTTTCCCTGACCGATGAACAGAAACCCATCCTTGATGTCGCGCTCGTCGTAATTCAACGTGTCCTGCGGTCGTTGGCCGGCGAGATAGGCCAGATCCATCGCGTCACGCGTCGGTTCGTCTGCATGGTTGTACAGGCGGGAATACAGGTCATCTTCGACATATACATCGCGGCCGTCTTCGCTGTTCTTCTTCACGCCAGAGCAGGGATTCGAAGCAGCCGTCAGGCCGATCTCGCGCGCATTATTGAAGATGTGGCTGAAGAGGGCAATTTCGCGGTTTGCGCGCACATGCCCCGCGTTCTTCGGCACTGTCTGACCTTTCGATTCAAACCACGCTATGGCCTTCTGATGCCGCCACCGAAGGTATTGTTTGATGTGAACTGGTTCGATTTCGTCGAGCGGCGCCTCAGCGTCGAAAAACTCCTTCAGGAAAGCCAGTTCCTTCAGGTTGTCATCCTGTGTGCGAGGGGCTTTTGTGGGGATAACCTCGCGGACATAAACGTCGCAAGCATCCTTGAACTTCGGTGAAAGCGCCTTCGGAACCTTCGTCTGCTCAATCTCAGACCACCGACGCACTGCTAGCACAAAATCCTTCCCCAACGATTCTTCGCGCCTCGGCTTTCCGCCATGATCGTAGAAATAGTAGACCGTCTTGCCCCTGCGCCTGGCCTGCATGCCGGGAGGCAGATTTGTATTTTTCGAGCGCTTGCGGCCCATTTCATCACCCCATAGACAATACCTTCGGCTGCCATCTCTTGCGCGGCGCTTCCGCGGCAGATTGCCGGCCTTCGATCACCGCCCTCGCAATGATGGGCCGACCGCGCGCATTCGTCCAGAAAGGGATTCCGGACGTGCGAAGCCATTCAACCTGCAACTCTTCGCGAGTCTTGCCGCCCCTGCCCACACGAACGCCCGAAAGTTCGGCCACCTCTTCCGGCGATAGGAATGTATCGCTCATCACGGCCCCACATTAATAGCAAACACCCTCACCGGATCAGGTCCAAAGTGAGGGTGCTGGATTGTTCGTTCGATGTATCCGCGCCAGGGTTTGATGATGCGGCGCTCCCAGTCGTCGGCTTTCGGGTATCCGAGCGTCAGGATGATGCTGCCATAGTGGCGATGCTCGAGACGCTTTCGCCAGTAGTCGATGACCAGCCGGTATTCCTCGACCTTCTCGCCCGACTTGATGGCTTCGAAGTATTCGCGCTTGAGGGGCAGGATTAGGGTTGGGAGGTCGGTCATCGGCGCTCCTTCAAAATCTCTTCAAGCGCACACAGTTGCAGGAACGCAGCAGCGATAACGCCGTATATTCCCTGTTGCGGATGCCCCATGTTCAAAGCGAACATGGAAACAAGAAAGGCTATCGAAGCCATCAACGAATACACCGATCGCATGGTCACTAGTTCTTCTCCCTCAACGCAAACACAGCATTCTCACAATCCTCAACGGCACGCTGATACACCAGATCGCCGTGTTCCTCGGTCGGGTCGATCAGGCGTTCTGCGTGGACGGCTTCCCATGCGTGTTCCATCGCAGCTTTCCAGCCAAGTGCGAATGCCTCTTCCGGCGCGGAAGGGCCGTCGCCGCTCCATAACGCTTTTTCCATTGCGTCGTGCATAAATTGGCTCATGGTCGCTACTTCTCCTCAGCGGAGCGTGCAAGCTCAGAGAGCAGCCGCTTCTTGAACATCTGGTAAAGATCCTCTACCGACGCAGTTTGTGTCGACTCGTAAAAGTGCATGGGGATTAGACGTTCTCCGAAACTGTCGAAGAATTTTTCCCAGTCGTATCGCCAATCATCTCGATATGCCATCGCTACTCTCCCCCGCGCTCAGCCATAGCCGCAGCAGTAAGCACAATTGCTCGCCGCACCGCGGCATCCGAATCATCACCAAGCGCTTGTACTTGGCAGTGCGCTACCCCGCGCTCGTTTTGCGGCGAGATTGCTTCCACCAGTTCGCCAGCCCAGTTCGGCTGATCTTCGAAATGAAGGTCGATTTTCAGCTTCACGGCCAGCCTAAGTGCATCACTATCGTCTGCAAGCGGATCAAATGGCGCCGGCATATGTGGATGAGATTTGGCAAGGAACAGTCTCTCTCCTATGCGATACACCTCAATCCCCGCCGCTCGCGCCGCGGCTTCCAGCAATTCGCGATCTGTCATGACTTATCCCCGCGCTCAACTGGAGCGGCCAACTTGCGGATAGCGGCGGCGCATTCGGCCTTGATCCTGGCGTATTCCGTCCAGTCGTCCGGCGGATTTGTCGGCTCTATCAACTGCGCCGCACGTTCCAGCGCGGCAGCTTCACCGGCCTTCCACGACTCCCATGCAGATAGTTGCAGCAGCCTTTCTGCGTCGTCGCATGGACGATCGAGTAGCCGCGGCTGCATCTTTTTGGCCCACGCCTCAAACCTTTCTCGCTGATCCATATTCTCAATCTCCCCCGCGCTGATTAGTGGCGACCACTTGAGCCTGAAATTCATAGAAATCGCCACCGGCATCCATGTGTCTGATGCAACGGTCGTATTCGTCGGCAACCTCCTTAAGGCGATCGCACTCGATCAGCAACGCTTCGATAGCGTTTGCCGCGTCGGTTTCATTTCCTTGTGCTTGCTTCTGATACCGATTGGCCCAGAGGCTCGCTTTGTACGCGGCAACTGAGCGCAAGCGCGCGACCAGTTCGGCATAGTTCATTTGTTTTTCTTCCCGTCCACGAAATCCCATTCCTGCCATTCGTCTTTTGGCAGTTCGCTTCTCACTTCCCGACCAGCCCATTTTTCGAAAGCCTCTGCGCTCACAATCGGGTAATGGCGGCCACGCGCAACCGATGGACCGTCGTACTGAACGGCCCCAAGGAAGTTGATGTGCAGGATGACTCGATCATTGACAAGCCCGCTGGCATTTGCGGGTTTCTTGGCGCGCCATACTTGTCCAACTTCGAATTTGCTCACGATTGTTTCTCTCCATCTGCTGTCTTGGTAAGAGAGGCGATAGCGGCGGCAGCGCTTTCGAATCTGCAGCGCGCGATAAACGCATCGTCGCGACTGCTTGGCATAGGCTCGTACTCCCATTCGCCGTCCTTGTTAAGGCATTCGCTTCCTTTCATGACCTTCCACAGGTCGCGGCCTGATCTCTGCGACACGCGCTGAATCTTGAAGTCGTAACTGTTAATCCGGACGACATACGAATCGACAACAGCGCGCGCCGCATCTACCGAATCCTCACCCGTAGGAGGGTTGGTAAAAACAGGCGTCGTGGCCAACCTGGTGTGCGGTTCGGGATAGACGGTTGCCGTGCCTTTCCGATGTTCAACCCACCCCGCGCTCACGTAGCCAACTGCCTCACCGGCACGCGCTTCGAGAGCGGCAATGCGATCCCGGTATTCGGCGTGAATTTCGCGGCGAGCCTTAACGTGTGCCGCGTTCCGCTCGTTGCGAGCACGCTCAAGGTCGAGGGAGAGCTCGACTATGCGAGCAGCTTGCTCTTCAAGCAACGTAGCCGCATCATCAACTTCCGTCAGCCCGACAAGGCGCAGGCTTTTTGCTATTTCGTGGATGTCGCTCATAGCGTTGGCTCCCACGACTGATCCAGTTTCTTTGCGTCGGTCAGCCCGAGCCACAACAAGAAGCGCTCGCGCCACGTGAGCCAGTGGATTTGCCCGTCGCTGCAAACCAGCATCGGGCCGTCTACATGCTTCCACTGGATGAACGGTTCGCCGTGGCGATGAACGATTGTGAAACTGCCGTCGCGGTGAAAGCGGATCATGTCGGCTCTCCTGTCGATTCGGTGGGAGGGGTTTTAAGAAGAACAATGGCCTTGTGAATTGCATCCGATTCGTCATGAGCGACGACGTTGCTACCCGCCAATACTCGCAGGAGTTCCAGTTCATGCGCCGTCATCCCGCCCGCATCCACGCTGACCGAATTGCGTAACTCGTCTATGGTGTCTTGCAAGCGATGAATACACTCCTGCTGCTTAACGGACTGTTCGTTGCCCGCTTTCAAGCCACGATCAAAGGCAGCTTGTACCGCATCCACGCTTACCGGCTTTGCGGCGGCGAGTTTGCCGGGCGCAGCGGGCAACGGTTGCCAATGGGATGGCGTCCAGCTTGCGCCGTAGACAGTCCAACTGCCGCCGTTGATGCCGCCTACTTTGATGCGCCAATCATCCGCATGGTCGAACTGAACCGTGACCAGCACGTTTGTATCGCGCGGCGGCTCTTGATCGGCGACAGCGATCCAGCGGCTCGCCCCACTATCGGCTTTAGGGGTGGCGATCTGGGCGCGCACAAACGCCACTAAGTTGTTAATTGAGAAAACGCGCAAACCTTGTGACCGATGAATGTCCCGCCCCGAATCATATTTCAGCGAGTTTTCGATAATATCGTCATCCGTCAACGTCGCCTCTTGCGCTGCGGTGGATGGCGCAGCAGTCGACCAGTCGTGATGCCACATGAACGCGCAGTACGCGGCAACGTCGCGCGGATCGCCTTTCGCAATGTGATTCATCAGGTCGGCGCGGCACTTGTCCTGCCAGTCGTCGGCGGTCCACGATGCGCCGTATCCGTACTTGCGCTGAGAAGCCAGCAGCTTGTTTGCAAGCGCGCGAGCGAACCGGCGGACCAGTTTGGCCGTGTCCGGGTGCAGTTCGTCGCTTACCTTGATCGGCAGTTCGTCGGCTGGCGCAGCGGGTTGCGAGGGTGCCGGAGCGGCCTTAATCATTGCGCGCCAGATTTCCTTCTGTGTTGCGCCGTTGTCCCATTCATGATGAGCGATACCGATCATTTCTCCGGTAGGTTCGATCGGCACCAATGCGTAGCCTTCCATCAGTGGCGGTCGCTTCGCCAGTTCCGAATACTGCGCAAAGGTCATCGTCACGGGCTCGTCAGGGTGAGCAACAATGCCCCGCACATCCGCACCCCCATCCGGTTCGCTGAAGCCGGTGATAGGAGAGGTGCTTTCGAGGTAGGCGAGGATCGCTTCAGATTCGTCAAGGCTGATGCGCACGCCGGTTTCATTGGCTACCGCGTCCTGCAAAGCTTCGATGCATGCCTTCTGGCGGTCTGTATAGGTTGTCATGGTGTCCTCTGGGGTTAGGCGGTCAACTCGAATTCGGCTATTGCGGCTTCGAGGATTCGTTCGCGCGCGATCTTGAAATAGTCCTCGTCAATCTCGATACCGATGAATTTCCGGCCGGTGTTCGCGCATGCAACGCCTGTCGTGCCACTACCCATGCAGTTGTCCAGCACCGTGTCGCCCTCGTTGGTGTACGTGCGAATCAGGTACTCCATCAGGTCGACGGGCTTCTGCGTCGGATGTAGCGCGGATTTCTGCTTGTCACCCGAGAAGAACAGCACGCTTCTCGGATAGCGTTGCGTCGAGTCGTACGAGGTCTCGCGCTGCTTACCGTAATTCGTTGAATAACTCGATCGCCTGGTCGTTTTACGAGCATGCCCATCGGTCATTTGCGGGTTATAGGTCGGCTGCGTCCGGTAGAAAACCAGCGCGTTTTCATGCGCCTTCAGCGGCGCGCGGTTCGCGTTCAGATGCCCTGTAGCGTTACCCTTTTCCCAGATCCATTCGTATCGCAGATTGGCTAGGTTCGAGGCACCCAGAACCTTATCGAACGGTGTCTGGGCAGTCAGCACAACGGCACCGCTGCACACGCGGTCGTACTCAGCCCAGATCCGCTGCAGATCAAGCTGCGAATCCCATTTGTTGCGGGTCGTGCCGTACGGCAGATCGCACAGCACGAGCTGCACACTCTTGTCGTCTAGTCGCGGCAGCACGTCAAAGCAGTCTCCGAAGTGCAGCGTCGCATCTTTTATGATTACCGGCACGTTGTCCTCTATTAGCGCTGTAGGTATTGGAGGGTTAGGCCGTCATTGCTGCGCGGATGAATTCCGCCGCGGCTTCCGCGTTGATCGCGTTGCCGTAGGCGCGCAGTCGTCCCACTCGCGAGGGAGCCCCATTAACCAGCGGGAATGTGCCGGGTTCAACTGGCCGCCACTTTCCATCCCGGCACAGGAGCCAGTCAGCAGCTCGCCAGAAGCCGTTAGTCGGGCCGGCTGGTTCGTTATGCACACTTCGACCGTCTTGCGACTGCTGTCCGTGTTTCCCGCGGCGTTGTATCCCCTCTGCGCCGGCGTGCCCGCCATAGGAGTGGGCCAGCCCGCGAATTGCGCCACATGATTCAGGCTCACCGCCACCTTGCGGCCGTCCGGCGTCTGCCCTGTCGCGCTCAAGCCCTCGAACGACTGCGAGCCCTTCGAATTTCCAACTGTCGGCGTCGGCCAGCCGGCCAGCGTCGACGCCATGCCCAGCGTCATCCCGAAGCCGTTGTTTCCGTGACGAGCTGCGCACTCCGCTCGCCGCGCTTCCCACGTCGAGTCGTTGTCGTTCTGCGGCCCCGCGTTCGGTGTCGGCCACGATGCCAGCCACGCCACGCGCCCGAGCAATGCATTCAGCGGCACGTTCGCGCACTCGCTGCCGTCTTTGTGATCGCGCGTCGTTGGCGTAGGCCACGAAGAAAGTGCGGTCTCTGATGTGCGGCGCACCGACGCCCGCAGACGGGAAAGGGTTCGCGGCGCCGGCGTAATCCACGGCTTCCAGGTCATCGAAAACAAGGTCGATCCAAGGGTCGACATCCTTGCTTGCAACCTGCTCGCCAAAGATGACTGGAGGGCGGCACTCGCTGATGAGGTGGTGCCACGCCGGCCAGAGGTGCCGCTCGTCAGCAAACCCAGCTCCTTTGCCTGCCTGGGAGAAAGGTTGGCACGGACAGGAACCGGTCCAAACAGGTCGATCATCAGGCCATCCGGCGAGTCGAAGCGCGTACGACCAGACACCGATTCCGGCGAAGAAATGGCACTGTGTGTATCCGCGAAGGTCGTCTGGTCGAACATCCTCAATGCTCCGTTCATCAACGTCGCCGGGTGCAATGTGTCCGGCGGCTATCAGGTTGCGCAGCCACGCTGCGGCGTATGGTTCGATCTCGTTGTAGTAAGCAGCCATGCGAGCACAATTGGCCGAATAGGCGAGGGTTAGGGTTGCGCGGTTGCTTTCGCGATGGCTGCACGCGCACGATGAAATCCACCCTTTCCGCCGAGCCATGGCGTATCGAGGATTTCTTGCAAAGCACCAATCAGATCAGGTTCTGCATTCTTGATCTCACCATCGGCCAGCAATTCATCGATCACGTCTTCGTGATATGTCGCCATGTCCGCGCGGCAAATGTCCGTGAACTGGGCTTCTACCGTGTCGTGATGGCCGAGCATGTAACCACTGTTGAATGCCCGGATAAGGTCCCTTTTGCTCATGATCTCTATTCCTGTACCGGCCAATGGCCGTAGGGTGGTGGGTTATTTGCCTTCGATCTCTTTGAGAAGATCGGCTACCGCGCCTTGATAGTTAGCGTCGGCTGATGCTTCCTTCGCATCGTCGAGCATCGATTTGAAGAAAGCCGAATAGACCTGGTCTGTCAGGATGTTCGTTTCATCAACATGCGGGTAACCGAACTCTTTGAGATTTCGCACGCCGGCCGCAAGAAGGCGCTTCCTGTAATCGTTCACTTCTCTCTCCTATATCGCAGCAAACCCGCCACGATTCACGAATAAAAAACGGCCCGAACTTCCGGGCCTAAGAGCGCCGTACGGGCATCCGTACGGGGTGCTATCCCAACGGCTTATCGGGAGTCGGGGGATTCAATCCGTGCGTAGGGATAGCGGTGAGGCGCTAGAACGGCACGTCATCGTCCATGTCTTCGAAGCCGCCGCCTGCTGGCGCTTGTTGCGTCTGCTGACGCTGCTGTGGCGCTGGGCGTTGTTGCTGCTGGCGTTGCGGCTGCTGCTGTTGCGTGGACTGCTGCTGGCCACCGCCCGCAAGTTCGATGGCGATGATCCGCGCAGCGAGTTTCACGCCTTCGCCGCCGCCCTGCTTCTGGAAGGTCTCGATATGCGCGTCTTCCAGAGAGACTGTGACGGCGGTTCCCTTCGTGAGATACGGCGCCAGCACCTCTGCGCGCTTGCCCCACAAAGCGGCGTCAACCCACTGCGTAGGCCGCTTGCCGTCGTCGCCTTTGCGTCCGTACGAGAACGCCAGAGAAACGCTCGCCACCGCTTCATCGTTTGTCGTGCGGCGCACTTCTACATCGCGGCCAATCCGCGCTTGTCCAAATATCTGAATCATGTTCGCTCTTGTGCAAGGTTATGCGGCCATCGCCGCGATCTGCTTGTGGGTGGCGTCGACTTCGAATAGGAATTGGCGCAGTGCCGCCTCGTACTCCTTGACCATTGCTTCGTCGCGCTCCCAACGGAAGACGAATAACTGGAGTTTTTCCGGCATATCCGGGTCAAACGAAACAAAATCGACAAACTCCGCACCAGTCACCAGCGTGTTATGCAGAACCTGGTTCACATACGTCGGTGGAATCCTGTTCTCGACTAGGTACTTGAAGTGCGTCTTACTTTTCGGACACTTCCCCTCCCACAGTCCAAGTCTGCCGCCGTCTTCCAGGAGCCCATCGGGACTGCAACCGGCCATCATGTCTTCGCGATAGACGAAGCCAACCTGCTCCACTGAGATTCCCGTCTTGATCTCATACCGCATGCGCGCAAACGGTTCTCGTTCATGGCCTCGATCAGTGTCCGCACTCGAAAACTCATCGCCGCATGGCTTGCACAGCAAGCGCTCCAGGGCCAGTTGAACCCTGTAATCGGCGCGCGTTGCAGCCTCCCCCGATCCCGATTTAGGCTTGGCCGTAACCGCTGCGGCATTCGACCCGGTCGCTCGGCCTGCACGGTCCGCCAGCCATTCGGGCGTGTTTTGAGGGTGCTCCGAGACAACGAAAATTCGGCTCATTTCGCGCTCCCTTCAAGTTCGGCCTTCTTCTTGTCGGCCATAGTCTTGAACTGGTTCCAGCTTTTCACGTCGCCGATAGCCTCGAATGCAGCGCCGGCCATCGCCCGGATGCGCCGGACATCATCGACGGTCTCGGCTGAGGTAAGCTGAGTCTCCCACTTCATCCATGTTTCGTCGGCGTTTCCTTTTGAGCCTTTTCCGTTGCCGTCATCATCGTCGGCTTGCTCGGATAGGCCAGTGATTGCCTTCAGCGTGTAGCGCTCAAGATAGGTCTTCGTACTGGCGCGCGCCTGAATCGCGTTCTTCGCGCCGCCAGCGTCAGGCGGGCCGCCCATCGACACGCTTTCCTCGTGGCCGTTGATGTGGCGCAGATAGCACGTAACCTCCATCCAGTCCTTTTCATCCTTTGTCAACTTCCATGAAGACGAAAGACCGTGCTTCGAGAGTGCTGGCGTTACTGCATTCACCACATCGTGCAGTTCGGCGTAGCTCTTATTCTTGAGTGGGCCGTCTGTGACCTTGCGACCCTTGATAATCGTCACGGCTTCGGCCTTAAAGGCCGAGAATGCAGCGTCGAAAGCGCGCTTCGCCTCCTTAGCCTCCCATTGCGTTTGAAGCGCCATCAGGCGCTCCAACTTGTCAAGGTCTGCCCCGCTCTCCACTGCGATACGCAGAAGGTCGGCGGGCGTTGCCGATGCCGCGACAGCGCGCGTCTGCTGGACTACGGGCGGCTTAGCGGTCGTCGGATCAGTCATTTCAACATCAGTGACTTCCGCCATGGTTGCGGTTTGCATGTCTGCTCCAGTTAGTTAGCGGCGACGTTCTCGGCGGCCAATTGCTCATCGGCTGCGGAGTAGTCGAAGTTCTTCATCCATCCCATTACATCGCCCACCGTCACGTCGTAGTGAGCGGCAAGCGTCTTTACAATCTCGGCATCGCCGGGGCCATTGCGTTCGAAATCGACCCTGGCTCGGCGGGCACGCTCAAGTTCCGCCGCGCGCTCAGCGGCTTCAGCATCGCGTCGGGCGTTCTCGATCAACGCCTCGGCATGGTCGGATTCAAGGCGTTGCGCCGCTTCCTTATCTTCCTGCTTGCGCCGCTCTTCCGCGGCGATAGCCTCTTGCCGCTCACGCTCGACGCGTTCAGCTTCGGCCCGTTGCCGGTTGATTTCGTCTTGCTGGCGTTGGAGTTCGGCGCGCTGTTCGGCTAACCGGGCTTCTTCCGCCTCGCGTTGCCGGCGCAACTCCGCTTCGTGCGCTTCACGCTCAGCACGTTGGCGACGCTCTTCGGCTTCCCGTGCTTCGCGGTCCTTGCGCTCCTGTTCGGCTCGGGCTGCTGCGGCCTGACGGTCTCGTTCCGCGGCCTCTGCCCTCTCCCGCTCAAGTTGCTCACGCTCCGCGGCAAGTCGGGCCTGTTCGGCTTCGTGGGCTTGCTGGGCGGTCAGCATCTCGCGCAACTTGTCGAGCGTCGCCATCTTCGCCATCTCGGCTTCGCCAGAGAATTCAGCGAATCCCTCAAGCGTGATGGTCAGTTCATCGAGCCCATCAATGGCGGTCGCGATCGTCCGTGATGGTTTGCCAACCAGTAGCGCTGGAACCGCTTGGATTTCTGCGATTCGCTTGCGGATAGCGGTGATGCGCTCCGATTCAGCCCGCGCCTTTGCGATCTTCTCGTCGTCCTTGCGCTTTTCCTCGGCCTTGATCGCATCGTCAAAGCGAGATTCAAAAGGTGCGATTTCGGCCTCAATTTCCTTTTGGCGACTGTCCAGCAACTTGCCGATCTCAAGAATCGGTGCCTTTCGCTCCTTGCGGGCTTTTTCGCTGGCAACGCGAATGTCGCGGAACGTCGCGCGGTGCTTCACGGCTACAGCCATGCCTGCGGTCGTCGTTACGTCAAACGTCGCGGCATCGGCTAGCGACTTCGCGTTTGCCAGGCGCTTCGCGAAAGGCTCGAATACCAGTTCGACGTACTTCGCCGGCTCGATGGTGATCAGTTGTTGAGGCTGCTCGACAACCGCCAAGTCTTTACTCTCGCTCATTGTTCTTTCCTCGCCGCTAAGCGGCTCTCTTAACCTCAATGTCGTCGCCACACTGCGAACACGCTGGATCAAGCCGAACGTGCACGCCTGTAGCGCCGCCGTATTCGTATCGCCCGTGGCCTGTGTCGCGATAAGCAATCGGAACGTGGCCGCATCTTGCGCACCATCCGTAGCGGACAGGCTTGTCGGCGTCGGGCTCGCCTATGTGGAGCGGCATCACGCTACCTTCCGCGTCAGCTCAGGCCGGTAGTGCCCGTTGTAGTCCTTCGCCAGCAGCCACCGATTGCCAAGCGCGCGGATTGCCTGAAGGCGCTTGTTTTCGTTGATCGCGGCAAGTCGTTCGCTAGGCGCTAGTGCGGTTTCGACGTGGCGCAGATCAAGATTCTTCGGGATGTTCATTTGAACCACTCCAATATCGAATGCCCCTCACGCAGCAGAAAGTACCCAGCAACAATCCCAAACGCGATAGCGACGAGGATTTGATGGCGGGCTGCGGTGCGGGCGTTTTGTGCGGTTTCGGTGGCGAGGCGGGCGAAGCCCTCGTCAGACAGGCAGAGGGTCACGCCGTCTTCTTCGTAGTAGGTGGCGGTCATTTGGCGCGCTCCGCAATCATTTCCATGGCCCATGCTTTCGGCCACTGGACGTAACGCTGCTTTTCGTACTCGGCCTCCCATTTGCGGCGAAGTCCGGTGTACGCATCAGAGCTTTCTGCATACGCGCGAACTCGCGAACACTTCAAGTCTTTCGTGTCCAGGAATTCGCCCCACCCTTCGTACTCTTTCCACTCCTCGGGCGTCATGTCATTGATGTAATCGACTGGTGGCGGTGCAGGCTCCGTGACTGGCTTGAACCACGGCTGCGGCTCGGCGGGGGCATGTGCCATAAAATAGTCAAGCGTCGTCATGCCGCCTTGCGCGATGTTTCCGTGTTTCGTGCCGGTGTAGTCACCTGCCGAACGCGGGAATGCTGGGCCTCCGTGTGACATCACCAATTCCCCTTCAGCAGTTCGACCGTGGCGCTAAGTTTCCAGTTATAGAAATCGCTGAACCCGCGCGGCGGCGTCTTCACTTGCTGCCGTTGCTCCTGCCGCTCCTGCGCCTTGCGTTGAAGGCGTTCGGGTTCGGCTGCATTGCGTTCGTTTGCGAATTTGCCCATCTTAGTTATCCTCAATAGGTTCAGGGTTACTTCAGCTACGTTGCACAGTACTAACCTCGATCGTGCACATCCGCGTTTTCACCCTGGCGGACGCAGGCTGGTCCCCGGTTATCCAGCGTTGTTACAGTGGGAATCTGCGTCCGTCAGGGTTCTGGGAATCTCACCCGGACGGTCGATTGCCAGTCGACTGTTTGGTCTCGCGCCATGGCTCGCTGCATCAGAACGATCTCGCGACTTGGGCGTTGCACGCTGGCGGTTGCTCGTTAGCAGGCGCAGGTAAAAAATGAACCGCGCTTTGCTTCCGGCGTCGTGTTGCCTGTCACGGCGTCGTAGTGAACCCAAAACTCGTCCGGCACCGACTCACCTTCGAGTAAGCCGCCAAAGCACAGGTATTCGCCGCCCCACTTGTTGTCATGGGTACTCACCCAGCGTTCAGCGCCTTCCATCAGCACGTCGTAGTGCAGCGAAACTCTGTCGGCGAAGTCGCGAATCCATTTTTCGGATGGACTCATTGAATCGACGAATTCAACCTTGATCGTGGTTTCGGGTGGCGCGGCGAAATCCGGGTGCACCCAGACGTGACGGAGAGACGTAATTTGGCGCGGATAGACCACCAGCCAGAAGCGCTCCCCGGCTACTACACCATCCGTCAGGAATGGGTCAACGATGCCAAGGTGCTTTGAGGCGAATTCGGACGCTCGACCGTCATCGAGCAGACCAACGTGCGCGCCGGCATCCATGTTGTGCGCGGCAATCACCGGCTCAACCGCCAGGTGAATCGCATCCCGCGCTTGCGTATCGTCGATGATGGTTCCAAGTGTGGCCAGTGCGTCTGTGTGGACGCTGCGTTTATCTACGCTCACTTCGCCCCTCCATTCAATGTCTGCCCAGCCGTAGCCAGACTATCGGCGGCGAACAATATCGCCCCGATGATTGCTAAAACGATTGCTATGGTCATATGTCACCTGTAGTTAGATTCGCCCTTACTGGCTGCAGCACAAAGACCAAGCACAAACCAGCCGGCGAAGAGGATCAAAGCGAGAATGATGATTGCGGTGGTGCTCATGGCTATTCCTCGATCTCAATCGGGACCGCTAGCGCGACAGAAACCATATCTGCGCCCGCCTTCCTGGCGTCTTCTGCGGTGCTCCACATCGTGAAGTCTCCACACTTGCGGACTTGCGGCGAGGCGGGATACAGATTGATATAGAACGTTCGCGTCTTCGGAATCATGCGAAGATGTTCTGTATCTCGAATGCGGATAGTTCCGTACTGAGGTGTATCAACGATCAGAGCGTCGTTAAAACCCTCGCCGACGAACTTCACATCTGAGCACCAGGTGCCGTCGATCTTCGCGGCAACCGGCTCGCCGCGCTTCGCGGCTGACAAATCAAAAGGTTTCATATCTTCCTCAGCAATAAGCAACCTGCGACGCCTCGACGCGAGCCTTTTGCTTGGCAACGTCGAAGCAGCACGCGCACGATTTCAGCTTTACGTGGAAGCTCGGCCAATAGCCCGTTTCCTCGCGCGTCTCGACGCCCTCCTTCAACGTGTCGCAGGACTCGCAAAGCTCGAGAACCTTTACTTGCGTTGGACGGCTCCACCAGGATTCGAGTTGGGTCATGGCTTGTCCTTTGCGAGGTCTCGAATCTGATCGCGTAATTCCGCAACCATGCGCGTCAAGTCATAGACCAGCCGATGCGGCTTGTCTTCCCAGTTGTACGAGTGCTCACCCTCTCCGCACACGCCGAGATGGAAAGCCCGAAGATCCGGATATTTCGCTGCAGGGCTCGGGAAGTTGTTGGTGTGGGCCATATCAATTTCCCATTGCGAGGCAAGGCTCTGTAAGTCGCGGCTGAGCATCGGAACCCGCAGCACCCAATACCCATCCTCGCGCTGCAGCCAGTTCCCCACGTCAACAGACGCCCGGTTCGCATCCTCAACCTCAACGAAACGGCCAGACGTCGGGCCGGGTGGACCGTCGAAAAGTATGTCGATGTAGCTCATTGCCACACAACCCCCTTCGTTTGCCAGTCGATAGTCTCCGTCCTGACGTGGATTCGATGCCCATCCGGACAAACATATTCCGTAAGAACCATCAAGGCGTACTGCAGAGCGATGAAGGTGGACACGTAGCCGATCCTGTTCATACAGCCTCCGCATGCTCGGCAAGGAAGGATTCGATGCGGTCGGCGACTTCGACGGCGGTTGTTTCCTCGCCATGCGTGTATTCGTCGCCGAGAAACAAGTACTTGGCATTGGCCGGTTCGATGTCAAAAAACAATTCCACCGCACGCCATCCAAATTCACCTTGGAATTTTGGGTTCGGGAAGATCGTTTGTTTATCCAGCCCCAGACCCTGTTCCTTGAAGACCGGATTCAGGCATGCATGTCCGACCGCGCATGCCGCAGTACCGCAAGAAAGCAGGTCATCGAACCAGTCTCCGATATGAAACTTGACCGGTCCTTCTTCCGGCAATCCCCGCAGCATCACCACCATCTGCTCAAGTCTTTCGCGATGCATGTCAACTCTCCAGATATCCACGGCGCCACTCGACCCATAGCCAGTACATCTCGTCGAATCGCACAATCAGTTCGCTATACGGGTTGTCTCGCTCAAAATCGGCGCCATCCCTCTTGGCTTCGCAACCACGCTTATAGGCAGCGCGGTCGTAATCGACTTGCTCAGCCATTTCCTCTCCCTTCGCCGCAGTGCGGCACGAAGTACTCCTAAACTCGCAGCACTCGAAAGTGCCGTCTGGAATATGCTGGCTTATGGAATCGGGCCGGAGGCGGTCGGTCGACTTCGAATGTTTTACACCCGGCTCGCTGGACGGCCAGTTGGTTTCCCAGCGCATCTACTACAGTTCAGGCCTAAGCGATCGATCGCCACTCGATCATTCCGATTCCATAAAACAGCATTCAAACAATCTCAGCGAAGCGCCCTATCGACTGCTGCAGAAAAGCTATACGGCTACCGACTCAGTGCACTGAACTACGCAACGCACTCAGAAGATCACCCTTCTGCTCGACAAGACGCCCCACTCAAACTGCTTGTGTGGGCACCGCGTCTCACAAGTGCGGTGCCCGTTCGGCTCTGTCGCCTCGCTAGCTCCTTCGCTAGGTCATCGGGTCTCCACTGTTACAGCCAGTGGTCGCATTCCGTTCTCACGCGGGCAGGCTTCACGGGCGATTTGTTCTGCGCGGCCATGCGCATTACTGCGGTACTTCACGATCTCGTCAGGGGATCGCTTAACGTCCCGACCGCGCTAGGCGGTTTCGACCTGTTACACCACTTCTTTCTGCGCTACCTTTGAGCGGACCCAGGCTAGGCGCTTGGGGTTGAGGTGCGTCGCCGATTCATTCCGCTCAACTTCGTATGACTCAGGGCTGTTGAATGGGTATGAATCGTCAAGTCCATCAGCGATAAACAAGCCGCACAACGCGATGTATTGCTTCTCGCCATCCCTATAAGGGACGAGCTTCGAGCGCATCCACGATGAGAACGACGAGCACAATCCGACGCGGCGCGTGAAAATCTCGTTCTCCGGTGCGCCACCTTCCGCCCACTCCAACCACTCGCGCAAAAACCGCGTCAGAAGTTCGCTCACAGATCCACCTCAGTAAGTGGTTGAAGATTCACCCAAGCCGTGTACGAAATCGCCTTGATTCCGTCTGCCGTGCATTGGGCTACGTAGTCGGCGTAGGTCATGGGATGCTCCAGTTAGGCAGCTTGCAGATTCGCAATGCTCTTGTGCAACGCGTAGCCCTTGCGGAACGCGTCGAACAACTGATTCACGTGACCGTCCTGATACACCGCACCCATCGGCCACAAGTGCTTCTCTTCCCGATCCAAGCGGCAACCCTTGAACGTGCGCTCGAAGTTGTCCATCAGCTCGCTGTGCTCCCGGCTCGTGATCTGCATGGCGTTTCCCCCTCGTTGGTGTGCTGCTGCGGTTTGTGGTGCAGTGCTGATGGGATGAACTATAGCTAATCGCTAAACAACGCGCAAGCTAAATTTCGTGCGTTTCGCTAAATTTTTTATGCGTGCTTTAGCGGCCACTTCGAAAGGCCGACCTATACTGTTGTTTTTTGGGGGGAATGAGCCATGCACCCAGAGCTAGTAGTCGCCCTCTTTCGTCAATTGCCGCTGGGTGACATGGAGCCAGCTCGGGTGTTGCTAGACCTGATCGAAGTCCTGACTCGGACGCACGCGACGATGGACAACGACGATTGGGAAGTGATTGCGACGGCCGGCGCGCTGTTGTGGCGCGGGGAGATGGGAGAGGTTGAAGCGGGGGCTGACTTTGAGATGCTGATGCGCAGGCTGCGGAAATGAAAAACCCGGCGCGGGGCCGGGTTCTTTGGTGGTGATGCGAGTTGGTTTAGAGGGTTTCCAGCATCTCGATTGTCTCGGGATGCTTCTCCACCAACTTGATCAGCACGGCAGCCTGGGCGTTTGGCTTGACGCGCCCCTGCTCCCAGTTCTGATACGTCCGCTCATTAACGCGAAGACGCCGCGCCATGACGGCCTGAGACATCTTGGCGGTCTCGCGGACGGTCTTGATTTCGTCCGCCGTCACCTCCACCCGATCCGGCACTTCGACCGTCACAGTATGGAGCGTGACCTTACCTTCGTGAGCGGCCTTAAGTTCTTCAAGGCCCTCTTTCAGCTCGGCAAACAGATTGCGTTTCATGATGATTCCCCTAGTGCTTATCGATCGACGAGCTTCATGACCGCACGCAACAATTCGGAGAGGTCATGCCGGTCATCTTTCGACAGATCGCTGGCTTCATCCTTGTCGTACAGCGCGAACATCCAGAACTGCGGACCCTTGACCCAATAGTAATAAATCACCCTGAGTCCACCACGCTTTCCCTTTCCGCGTCGTTTGTCGGCGAATCGGACCTTGCGCAGGCCGCCAGTCCCTTTGATCACGTCACCGGCTTCGGGGTTCTCCATGAGATGCACCTGTAGAGCACGATAATCATCGTCCTGTAGGTACTGTTCGCGAAGTTTTCTGAAGGGGGCGAGTTCGACAAAGGTCGCTTGCATGAGTTGTAGCATACGCTAGGTGCGTACAGTTCGCAACCTGTGGTTGTAGTTATTAAATGGGGGCGAAACTCAATACCCATCCACGAACTTGCCCTTCAAACCGCCCCGCTCACGCCCATTACTCGCGCGATGATCTCGACATGCTCTGTGTCATCCGAGGATAGATTCATGTCCGGGTAGCGGACCTTGTCCGGGTTGTCTGATTGCACACGCAGACCGCCGCTTGGCATCTTGAACAGCCGTTTTATGAACAGCTCGCCACGATAGGCCAGCGCGTAGACCTTGCCATCAATGATTCGCGTCGCTTTGTAGTCGACCACGAGCGAATCCCCATCGATAAGGCGAGGCTCCATGCTTTGCCCCTCATTAACGATCGTCGCGGCGTGCTCGGGATTGATGCCCAGCCGTTGACACCAGGAGCGCCGGAAGGCTTGCTTCTGCCCCTTTTCGTCTACGTGCCAGACGATTTTCCCATTCCCCGCGGAAAACTTCACATCCAGTCTAGGTATCAAGACGTACTCGTCGCCAAGTTCCTCTTCTCGATCCCAGGCAACGATTGGCCTGGCGCTTACGGAATGTCTCCCTCCCGTAAGCTTTTCTGTGGGGCGGCCCGGAGAAGTTGCAGGCCCACTGCCATTCTTAAGCGACGGCTGGTTTAGCGAATCGGTAATTACGTGCTGATCTTGTGCATTGTTCGGCACACCGCTTTCGGTCAAATTGTGGTCCGCATCCATCCACCCCTCGGGTTCCTTCAGCGCATGCTCGATCTTGCGCGCAAGGTCGTCCCCCATCGCCTTCGGCTTGCCTGTCTTGCTATCTGGCTGCTGGTTCTTGATCTGGCTGAGGTATGCCGCTGCGGTGTCAACTTCCTTCGCCAAAGCGGACGCGGTGCCAAATCGGCTGATCGCGATTAGCAGGTTATCACGGCGGATTTCGTCGTTTGTCTTCATCGGCAGCTATTACATAGCAAAACGCTAAACAAATAAATGCGCGATTCACTATTGCTTTTATTTAGCGAATCGCTATACTGCTGCCTATGGACCTGAAAACTTACCTTGCTGGCGGTCGTGGACGCGCCACTTCTCTCGCGAAAGCGATCGGGGCTCACGCATCCGATGTGAGCGCCTGGGCATCCCGCACTCGACCTGTTCCTATCCCGTTCGGCCTCCCGATTGAGAAGGCTACCAAGGGCGAAGTCACTCGTCTCGAGATGTTCCCACGGGATGTTATCGCCAAAGTTTGGCCCGACCTCCTGCGTAAGCGTAACGGAAAAATCGATCGGGCTGCAGCGAGCGACGACACCCAGCCTCCTGCTGGCGGATCTTCCGACAAGAAGCTGGAAATGCGGGCAAGCGCTGTAGCGGTTTAAGCGGTTCATAAGTTTTTCGAATTGTTGTTTCTGGGATGAGCGAATCATCCCTTTTTTAGCACTAACGGGGATAGTCAACCTTGATCAATCGTACGCAAGTATCCGCAAATACAAGGCGCTATGCGCCACCGCCCGGGGTTTACATGCAAAGGGAAATGCCTTTCCTGGCTGAGGTTTCCGACATGCAGAACGCTCCCGATGAACTAGTTAAGAAGTGCCGCCACGGCTTGGATGCAATCCGCTTGTGCATTCAACTGTCCGGTCACACGCACGAATTCCTGTGCGAAGAGTTGGCGATCGACAAAGGCCACTTCAGCCGAATCATGCAGGGCAAAGCATGGTTCCCGGACACGAAGCGGATCGAGCTTATGAATCTTTGCGGTAACCGCGCGCCGGCCCAGTTCGACGCCCTTATGACTGGCTGCGAGCTTATCGAGCTTTCTAAGGACGCAAAGATTCGTGAACTTGAGCAGCAATTGGCTGCGCTGAGGACGGCGGCGTAATGGGCGAGATCGAAGACCGCGGAATCACGTCGAGCATGCAGTACGACAGGTGGATTGCCGAACAGCATGCAAAGGCGAATCGAAAGAAGTCGCCCGCGCAACGGGTTCTGCATTCCCCCGTGACCTTCGTGGCTTCGGTCATCGTTTGCGCGCTACTAGTGATCGCCCTCGTCCTTCAGGTTACGGGAGTCATTTGATGAAACGCGATCTGTTCAACCCTCCTCCCGCCAAGTGGCGCGAGCAAGACGAACTGGCAAGGAAGATCGGGCAGGCCGGTAAGAAGGCGGAGAAACATCAGATTGCGTCGCTTCTGTGCTCATCCCTGGCCGCCATGACCGCTAAGCCTAAGAGCCGGAGGCCGCTGTGACCGCCCGCGGAGTTCGCCGTGTATCGAGTGCCGAGTTGCGTATCACCCGGGCGCTGGACTCGCTGGTTAAGAGTCTGCCGACCGACGTCTTCCCGATCGCCGATCCGGACCTTGCCGCGCTCTCTGAGCTGCTTCACCGCATGACGATGTGCCAGGAAGATACGCCGGCTACGCGCATGGCTGGTGAGGCTATCCGCAGGTTGCGGGCTTATTTGATGAAGGGGAAGTGAGTGATCTACGGGTTTGTGTACATCTTGGGGCATCACTGCATGCCAGGCGTCTACAAGGTTGGCTATACCGAGCGCAGCCCGCGTGCGCGCCTCGAAGAGTTGAGTAAGAGCACGTCCGTACCCGGCGACTTCGATCTGATCTGCTACGCGGAATACGAGAACCCGCGCAACCGCGAACAGGAAATCCATAGCTTGCTCGAGAAGTTCAGGGTTACGCCTGATCGCGAGTTTTTTAAGTGCGACCTCATCCACATAACCAATCTCGTGATGGACGAAGAAGAGGCTTGCTCGGTCTGCGAACATCAAAAGGATGCGTTTTTGTACAGCGATAGCCCGATCTTCCGTGAGCGCGTTCGCATGGCAGAGCAAATGTCCCGCGATGTCGGTATCGAGACAACGAAGAACTGCGAAAACGCAGGAGCGTAAATGGAATGGTTCCGCTGGTGGCACGGCACCCTGACCGACCCAAAGTTTCAGTGGGTCGCGCGCAAGTCCGGCCAACCGTTTACTGCAGTGATCGCCCTTTGGGTTGCGTTGCTCGAAAGAGCCAGCAGTGTGACGCAAGGTGACGCGTCTGTGACGCGCGGTGACGTCGCGGGATTTGACTGTGACGACCATGATGTTTTGTTCGGCCTGGAAGATGGTTGCTGCGCTCGCATTCTTGATGCTTTCGCCGCTAAAGGAATGATCGCGGGCGGCGTCATAACGAACTGGGAAAAGCGTCAGCCAAAGCGGGAGGATTCAAGCGCAGAAAGGACTCGCGCTTATCGTGAGCGCAAGGCTAAGGAGTCCTCTGTGACGACTGGTGACGCACCTGTGACGCAAAGTGACGATAAGAAGAGAGAAGATAAGAGTAGAGAAAACCTTGAGCCTAACGGCTCTGTCGCCAGCGGCGCTGAAGCGCCTTCTGCCGACCTGTTGGGAGCAGAGATCGGAAAGGTAACGGCTGAGACCGGGGAGTCCGACAACGCTGCACTGCACTGCCCCATTTCACGGATTGTTAACGCATATCACGAACTCATGCCACTGAACCCCCGCGTGAAGATCATCAACGACAAACGCCGCAAGTCCATCTCTGCGCGCTGGCGGGAGGCCTCGAAACTCGATTTCGCGCCCTTCGGATACTCGACGGTTCAAGGTGGCGTGGAGGCATGGAGGAAGTTTTTTGCCGTTTGTGCTGAATCAGATTTTCTGACCGGCAAATCCAAAGCCCAGACTGGTAAGCCCCCTTTCCTGGCCGACATTGACTTTCTGATGTCCCCCGAAGGATTCGCGAAGTGTTTCGAAAACAAGTATCACCGCGAGGTTAGCCAATGAACGCACCTGACCGCATCCCCGGAAACGGCGGCCTGACCGTCCCTCCGCAGGCCATCGAGGCCGAGCAGTCGGTGCTAGGTGCCCTTCTGCTGGACAACGACTCTGTTGACCGGATCGCCGAGCTTCGCGCCGACCAGTTTTATCGATACGACCATCGCGTCATTTTCGATCACATCACGCGATTGATTCTGGCTGGGCGCCGCGCCGATGTCATTACGACCTTCGAAGCGCTTTGCGCTTCCGGCAAGGATGAGCAGGTTGGCGGTTTGAAATATCTGAACGCGTTGGCACAAAACACACCTGGTAGCGCGGGGATCAAGCGTTATGCGGAAATCGTGATCGAGCGCGCACAGCTACGAGGCATTCTGTGCGCCGTCGATGAGATTGGCGCGATGGTCCATAACCGCGCCGGCAAGACCGCATCGGAAATCATCGCCGAGGCTCAGGAGCGTTTCGAGCCGCTGGCCGAGACGCGCAGTTTCGAGCCGAAAGAAGTTGGTCCAGTCCTAACGAGCATCGTTGAAGAAATCGACGCCCGCTACCACGGAGCCGAATTGCCGGTTGTGTCGACGGGGTTCAGGGACTTGGACGACAAATTGGGCGGCGGTATGCGGGGCGCTGAATTGATCATCGTGGCGGGAAGACCGTCAATGGGCAAGACTGCACTGTCGATGTGCGTCGCCGGCCATGTGGCGCAAGGGGGTGGATCGGTGCTGGTCTTCTCGCTCGAGATGTCGGCCAAGTCATTGCATCAGCGCAACCTGTCGCGCATCGGTGGGATTCCGCTGGGCCACGTTCTGGACGGCAAGAAGATCACCGATGAAGACTGGCCGCGCCTGACGCACGGGGTGGCAGTCATGTCTGAAATGCGCATGTACGTCGACGATACCTCTGGTCTTTCGATGTCGGAAATCGCGAGCCGCAGCCGTGCGATCAAGCGCCGTGCTGGCCTGGATCTGATAGTCGTTGATTACCTCGGCCTGATGACTGGCGGCACCGAAGAGCGGCAAGACCTGAAGATTGCCGGTTATTCGGCCGGTCTTAAGGGCTTGGCGAAGCAACTGGATATTCCGGTAATCGTGCTGGCCCAGCTTAACCGCGGCGTCGAGCAGCGGCCGAACAAGCGCCCGACGATGGCGGACCTGCGCGACTCAGGCGCAATCGAGCAGGACGCCGACCTGATTTTGATGCTCTACCGCGATGAAGTCTACAACCTCGATAGCCCGGACAAGGGAACCGCCGAGCTGATCATCGGCAAGCAGCGCAACGGTGAAACCGGCATTGTGCGACTCGCGTTCTTTGGTGAGAAGCAGAAATTTGCGGACATGGCGCCCGGTTATATGCCGGCTCCTCGGCCGGTGCCCGAGAAAACCCGGCGCGGATTTGAATGACCCAAGCCGAAGCCCTCTCCCGCTTCACTCTCGCAGTACGAGACGGCAAGAGCGGCAACTACGGTAAGGCGGTTGAAATAGTTGAGGCGGTGCGGAAGAAACACGGTGATGTTGCGGCGGCGATAGCGCGCAAGGAGATTTGGGCATGTATCAACAGCGAACGGTGGGATCGGAAGTAACGATGGCGCGTAGGAGTGCTTACAGCGAAATGACATACGGCTCTGTGTGTTCGGGCATCGAAGCCGCTTCATGCGCTTGGCATCCGCTCGGGTGGCGCGCTGCCTTTCTGAGCGAGATCGAGCCTTTCCCGTCAGCCGTGCTGGCCCACCACTACCCGACCGTCCCGAACATGGGCGACATGACCAAATTCAAGGATTGGCCTGATGCAACTATCGATCTTCTCGTTGGAGGAACCCCCTGCCAAAGCTTCAGCGTCGCTGGACTACGAAAGGGACTGGCTGATCCGCGTGGCAACCTCATGCTCACCTATCTTGCCATTGCTCAGCGCTTCGCTCCCCGCTGGCTGGTATGGGAAAACGTCCCCGGCGTCCTGTCATCTAACGGCGGAAAAGATTTTGGAACCCTCCTCGGAGGGCTGGCAGAACTCGGGTATGGGTTCGCCTACCGCGTTCTTGACGCTCAATACATCCGAGTGGAATCACATTCTCGAGCCGTCCCTCAACGACGCCGGCGTGTGTTCGTTGTCGGACATCTTGGAGACTGGCGACGTGCCGCAGCGGTACTTTTTGAGCGCGAAAGCCTGCTCGGGCATCCTGCGCCGCGCCGCGAAGCGGGGAAAGGAATTGCCCCTACCCTTAGCGCGCGCACTAAAGGCGGTGGCGGACTCGGAACGGACTTCGAGTGCGACGGGGGATTGATTCCCGGCGTGGCCCGTGCCCTGACGACGAGCAATCAGCGCATCGATGCGGAAACGGAAACGCTGTTGGTAGCCCATTCGCTTCGCGGCGAAGGATTTGACGCGAGCGAAGACGGGACCGGGCGCGGTACTCCCCTCGTGCCGATCGCATTCGATTGTAAGGCGTCCGGCCAGAACGGATTTGGCGTGGGCGACATCGCATCCACGATGCGCAGCATGAGCCATTCGAATTCGCATCAGAGCGGCGGCGGTCATCTGGCGGTAGCCCAGCCCTACACGCTCGCGATCCGTGGTCGCGGCGACAGTCACCAACTCGAATACCGCCAGGACGGCACGGCGAACGCGGTGCTCACGCCCAACGGCGGCCGCGGCGGAATCGGCGTTGGTGCAGTTGCGACCACATATGCGGTGCGTCGCCTCACGCCGATGGAGTGCGAGCGCTTGCAGGGATTTCCTGACCGCTACACAGATATCCCGTTCCGCAACAAGCACGCTGCCGACGGCAACCGATACAAGGCCTTGGGTAACTCCATGGCCGTCAACGTGATGTCCTGGATTGGCCGACGCATCCAGCTCGTCGAATCTTTGTCGGCACATAAGGAGGCCGCATGAGCAAAAGCCAAAAGCCGCGCCGCAAATACGACCCTTCGCGCTGGCTTACCCGCATCGCCACCAACGCCGAGCGCCGCCGTGATGCTAATCCGCTGACGGACGATCAGCAACGTGACTTGGGCCTGGCGTACCGTCTCTCGTTTCAAGCGATGTTGACGCGCCCCGAAGAGTGCCACTGGCACACGCTTGCGGCCACGGCAAACATTGCCCTGTTGCTCTGCGAACAAAACTTCGGTGCCGAGTACATCGACGACATCAAGGCTGCTCAAGACGCACTGATGCGGACGATGCATCGCCAGAAGAAGACCGGTTCATGGGCGATGGATGCCGAGGGTATCGCGGCGATCCGCAAAGCTTTGGATTTGCACGACGCTCAGGTCGAAATCGCCGAGCGCGGCGAGATTCGCAAGGCAATGCAGGAAATCTACCGACGTATCAATGCCGGCGACGTACTGGAGGTGGCGTGATGGAAGGCGAACTTGTCGGACCTTGCATCGAATGGATGAAAGGAAAAGACGCTTATGGATACGGCAATTTGTCGCTCAACGGGAAAGTAAGAAAGGCCCATCGTCTAGCGTATTGCGAGCACCGGGGTATTGCTCTGGAAGAAATAGATGGATTCGTGGTGCGCCACCGATGCGATAACCGAGGGTGTGTCAACCCTGAGCATCTTGTCCTTGGCTCTCAGGCGGACAACGTGCGTGACATGTATGAGAGGCATCGCAACGCAAATCAGAAGGGAGAGGCTCATGGCCGAGCCAAGTTGACGGCGGACCAAGTTAAACAAATCAAGGCCGAGTATGTGAAAGGCCACTCTCAATTCGGCCAACCGGCTTTAGCAGAAAAGTATGGCGTTACCCGCATGACTATCAGCGCCATCATAACCGGTCGAAATTGGAGGCATCTTGGATCGGAGCAAATTGAACTGACGGAGGCAGCATGAGAAGCGACTGGTCCGAGGGGCAAGAGGAATTGCTTAAGAAAGTCTGGTTCGGCAAGGGGAGCATCAAGGCGAGCCTGGATCTATTCGAAGGGCGTTCGTACATCGCTGTTGTTAGCCACGCACACCAGATGAAACTTGGTCGTCGTCCGCATCCGGCGAAAGGTAATGCCGCTTTTGTCTGGGATGAGATTGTTCGCGCCTATACCGGTAAGACGGCGACGACGCATGAAATCTCGAAGAAGCTTCGTTTGTCGCACACCGCTGTTGTCAATTACCTGAATCTGAGGGATGCCGGTCCCGCTGGCCGATGCCATGTCGCGGATTGGGAGCGCAAGCCGCAAGGCGGTCCGTTCACTCCGATCTATGCGCTTGGGCCTGGAATTAATGCGGCCAAGCCAAGCAACAAGACGCCCGAGCAAATCAAGGCACAGAAGCGCGACTATCACCGTCGCCGGCTGGTGGCTAACGGTGGATTGCCGCGTCACAACCCGTTTGCGGCTGTCGCCGGTCTCGTTGCTATCCCTCAGGGCCAAACCGGCCGCGTGTTTCAACAACCGATGACCGTCAAGGATGACGAACCCATGGAGCAAGCGGCATGAAGAAAACCATCTACCTGTCCGGTCCAATAACCGATATGCCTGAAGGCAACAAGCCGCTGTTCGATTCCGAGGCAGCACGTTTGCGTGGGCTTGGATTCGATGTGATCAATCCGTGGGAGCTAAACCCGGATGGTTCAGCTGACTGGCTCGATTGCATGCTGGTTGACCTTCCCGCCGTCAAGCGGAGCGACGCGATCGCGTTCCTGCCTGGTTGGTTGTTCTCGAGCGGATGCCAGGTGGAATACATCACTGCTCGCAAATACAAGCTGCTGAACCTTGGTCTTTCTCACGAAATTACGGAGGCTCTGTGACCTACATCTCCACCACCGCAAGCGAAACACTTGTCAAGATCGGCGCGATTCAGCGTCAGATTGTCGAGGCATCGGCTAAAGGTTTCGGCTCGGGTGAAGTCGTTCGCCTCATTTCCGAGATGAACAATCTGGCCGAGGATCTGGAAGCAGAGGCGGTCAAGGAATATCTGGATCGGCAGAAGGTGGCGGCATGAGCGATACGAAAGACACGAATCCGCCCATGGATAACCCGAAAGACCGCATCGGCTCTAACAAGATGCTCGCCGGCTGCGTTCCCGACACGCTAATGGTCTATGCGTCAATGGCCTTCACCGAAGGAATGTTGAAGTACGGGGCCTACAACTGGCGAATCGCGGGCGTCCGCAATTCGATCTATCACGACGCGCTCAAGCGACACATCGCAAAGTGGTGGAACGGTGAATGGGCGGACCCGAAAACGAAGGTCCCTCACCTCGCTAACGCACTCGCCTGCATCGGAATCATTCTCGACGCCGAACTGTGCGGGAAATTGGTTGACGACCGTCCGCCGTCTGTCGATATGGCGGCACTGATCGACTCTCAAGAGGAAGTCGTGAAGCAACTCAAGGCGCTGTTTGCGGACAAGGATCCGCAGCATTTCACGATCGCAGACACGGAGGCCGCATGATCCCCCTAGGAATATTAGAAGCAATCGTTCTCGCTTTTCTTCTGGTGGGATGTGGGGCGGTGTTGTGGAGGTTGAGATGAGTGATTTGAGAAAGCGATACGTTGCGGCGCTCAAAGAAATGGCATTGGGTATGTTCACCGCCCCTTTTCGCAACGGCTACTTCGACGAGTTGTGGCAGGCGTTCAGCGAATTCTCACGCCTGTTTCTGATGTTCTGGTTCTGGATGCTCTCGATTGCGACCTATCCCGTCTCGGTTTTCTTCTTCGCGGGGCTGTCTTTGTATTCGGACATGAAGAACGAAAAGGCTATCCGCAAGGCACATGAGGAGTTCATGCGATGACCGACCGCCAACGATTCGTTCTCGCACATGCGACGGCGCGTCAGATGGCATCGCGCGCATGCATCCAGGCTCCGGACGGCTATGTCGTCGAGATAAAGCCCCGCACGCGCTCACTCGACCAGAACGCCAAGATGTGGGCGATGCTCGCTGACCTGTCGAGGCAAGTCGAATGGTACGGCCAGCAGCTCACGTCCGAAGAGTGGAAGGACATACTGACGGCGGCGCTCAAGAAGCAAAAGGCCGTGCCTGGAATTGACGGCGGCTTCGTTGTCATCGGCGCGCGCACACGAAACATGACCATTCGCGAGATGAGCGATCTGGTCGACTTGATGTACGCCTTCGGTGCGGAGAAAAACGTCCAGTGGTCGGAACCAGCAATGCAGGGTTACGAGGAAATGACGCGGGGTGCGGCGTGAAGCGCACTCCCCTGACGCGCAAGACCCCGCTGAAATCCGGCTCATGGTCCCGCAAAGACTCACCACTCCCCGACACGAAGCTTCGTCGGTCGCGCATGAAGTCTCGAGCAAAGAAGCCGACCGTCGCCGAGGGTTCGAGGTATCTGGCGGCGTGTCGCGGCGAGGACTGCTATCTGCGAGTGCCATCACAGTGCCGCCGCATCCCGAACGACGAGACGGTTGTTCCATGCCACGAAAACAGCCTGGCAGCGGGTAAAGGGACGGGCTTGAAGTCCAGCCATGAGCGAACCGTTCCGGGCTGTTTCTGGTGCCATTCGTGGCTCGACCAAGGCAAAGGAACGCGCGAAGAAAAGGCAATCGTGTTCAAGTTGGCCTACGCAGAATGGGAGCCGGTGCGCGCGAGAAAGATGGGGATTCAAATGCTGGAGGCCGCTTGAGATACGCAGCCCGCGCTGACCGGAATCAGCCGGAAATCGTCAAGGCATTGCGCAGGGTCGGCGTGTCGGTCCAACCACTGCATACGATCGGTCGCGGCATTCCCGATCTGCTGTGCTCGTTCGGTTCCCGCACCTTCTTGATCGAGATCAAAGACCCGACCAAGCCGAAGTCAGACCGGCAGCTAACGGACGCGCAGAAGAAGTGGCATGCAGGATGGCCCGGGGAAATCTATGTGGTTGAAACCGTCGATGAAGCGTTGGCCGCCGCTGGCTTCAAGGAGGCCGCATGACAAAAGTAAGCGAATCCGTGATGTGCAAGATCGAGGGCTGTGGCCGGAAAGCGATGTACCGGGAGCAGCAGGTTTGTCAGAAGCACTACTTCCGATTTATGAGGAATGGGACGTATGAGCGCGCGGTGAAGAGAATGGACCGGCGACAGGACGCCAGGGGTTATTGGCAAATGTATATGCCAGAACATCCATTGGCCGATAGCACCGGCCAGGTGTGGGAACACCGGAAGATTGTCTATGAGAGATATGGCGACAACCTGCCGCCTTGCGAGCTTTGCGGCAAGCCTGTTACGTGGAAGACGGTGCACATCGATCACGAGGATGAAAACCGCTCGAACAACGACCCGAAGAATCTTAGGCCGCTTTGCCGGGGCTGCAACGTTTCCAGGCCAGTTCGTGCGGACGCGGTCTTGCTGACAATCAACGGTGTCACGAAAAATGTTCTGCATTGGGCCGAAGAATCCGGATGCACCGTGTGTGACACAGTCATTCGCAACCGTGTAAAAGCCGGATGGCCGCATGACCGGGCTGTGTTTGATCCTCCGCGGTCGAAATTCATGCCGACAGTGATGAACAAGAAGGCCCGCAGGCTGGAGAAGCGGATAGCGGTAAAAAACGAAGTCAATCAACTGGGTGAGGCGGCATGAAAGAAGGCATCGGATTCGGTTCTGCTCTGGCGATGGTCATGAGCTACGTGAAATGGAAAAGCATTTGGTGGGCAATCGCGCACGGGTTCTTTTCATGGTTCTACGTCATCTACTACGCAGTCAAATATCAGTGAGTAAAGCAATGAAGAAAACCAAAGTCGTCAGCACGAAGAACCTGCCGGTTCGCGTCCCCACTGTTGCGACCATCGCGTGGTGGTTGTTGCTGGACCGCTTGCACGTGTCGCCCATCGCGTGGGGCGTCTTCTACACGCTTGCCGCGATTATCTGGATCATCACCATCGTTGGCCTGTTCGTTCAGGAAAGCGCCGATCCGTTTGAGCCGAGGGGCCATCAATGACCGCCGAATACCAAATCACATCGCTCAAAGACTTCTTCGCGATCCCGCCTGAGTCGATCGACGCATGCCTAGCTGACTTCAAGAAGTGGATCGAACTGGCGCGCGCGCCCAATACCCTTACGGAAGACTTCAACACGCTCGTTGGCATCGAAAGCGCGGTGACGTTCCGCGACGATAGTTTCGTGTGGATCGATGATGGCATTGTAGGGATCACGCGCATTGAGCTAAGGGACGGCAAGACGGGCGAGGCCGTGCGCATTTCTATCGAGGACGACGCGGCATGAGAGAAGACAAATCTGCAATGAGTATGTTGCTTTCCGAGGGCATAAAGGTTGACCTTGGCCCCGATGACTTTTGTGCATTTTGGCGAGGATATGAGTTCCACGTTTGGCGCGATAGGAGTTGGTACATCATCGTGAAGCATCCGGACGGCGGCTATCTGTATGACGGGTTGTGGGCCGAAAGCGGCGACAAGACGGTGGAAGAAGCCGTTGAAGAGGCGTTCCGAGGCGCACAACTGACGGAGGCAACATGACTATCGACCTCGACAAGCTCGAGACTCTTGCTAAGGCAGCGGGCGGCGAATCATGGTCAACCGAATGCGGCCCCGCTGGCACGTTCGACGGCATGCATGTGTGGGGACCGGATGGCGATTCCGTATGCCGCGTCTTCGGCAATATCGGTAATTGGCCCGAGCCTATCGACGAGTCGCAGATTGCGGCGCACATCGAGGCTAATTCGCCGAAGGCCATTCTCGAACTCTGCGCCGAGGTGCGGAGACTGAGGGAGCGGCTTGAGATAGACGACCGGCATCCCTATGACGGGATCCATTGCCGTGACGTGACCATCAAGACGCAAGACGACATTATCGAGTCGCTGCAGAAGGATGCGGATCGTTATCGATGGATGCGCCGAGGTATGCCGCTAAACGTCACGGTTCCCGTCAAGGATAAAGAGGTTCACTACTTTCTGGGCCACAAGCCAGAAGCGAAATTTCCTGAGTGTTTGGATGCTGCTATCGATGCGGTGATCGCAAAGGAAAAACCATGAGCCCCTTCATCCGTGGCCTGCTGGCCGGGTTCTTCATCGGTGTCGGGACATGCGGCGCATTCGTACTTCACCGCCTCCAGCGTCGCCCGAAGATGCCGACGATGAGGCGCGCTTGCGGATATCAACCGCTATCCGGAACACGCATGCCACCGCCACCGATGCCGCGCGTCAAGCCAATGCGTGAGCAGATACCCGAGCAGATTCGCGGGAGTGGGCAGATACGAGAGGCTGACCTTGTGGATGTGGGCGGAATCGGTGATGGGCCGATTTACATGTATGGCGTGACGGGGGAAGAGAGATGACCACCGCTCAATATCGATGCCTCATCGCGCACATGATGCACTGGAAGTTTGGCATGGAAGAGGCCATGAAAGACGTTGGAATCACCATATCCAAGGAAGACGTGGTTCATCACCTATGGAAGTGCGGATGGGAATACGACGAGGCTACGGACACTATTCGTTACGACGAGGAAGAGTGACGCCATAGCACAACGTTTCGCGCAGGACAACTAATTTTCGGATACAATATAGGTCGTTGATTTAGCTTCCACCAACTAGATGTTGTGTTGCGGGGTTAGGAATGGATTTTGAGAACCTTGAAGAGCGTCTTGAGAATTGGTCTCGCGTAGTTCGCTCGCCTCGATTCCAATCTGGCGAATGCGCCGCATGGGCAAAGTTGTATGTGGCACTGCGCGACGCCGAAAAGATGCGTGATGTGCCGGCTATGACCAAAGATGAGCGGGACGGTTGGTTAGTCGAAAAGGCGTGGGCAGCACTTCCGAACCATACTTACAAGCTAAGCCTCAAGTATCACTACATCTGGCGCATGGATCTGAATCAGGTCAGCACCAAGCTCCGCAAATCGCATGACATCATCACGCGCGGGATCAAGATGGAGTTGGTCATGTCCCAAGCAAAATCCGCGCTCCGCAAAAGCATCGCAAAACTGACCGCCAAAGAATTGTTGGATATTTTCGCAACAGAGGGTTGTAAACAAGAAACTTGTTCTGTATAGTCGGGTCTCAGATTGAGATGACTGTTTGCGGCCACCGCGCCTGCGCTTACTTTCGCTGAATGCGAGGTAGAGCCGTCTCAGTAGAAAGCCCGCTCCAGCGAAAGCTAGTGCGGGTTTTTTGTTTTCAGCCCCCCCCTTATGCGCTCCACAGCCCTTCCATCGCACCTCTACGGCGATCCGATGGAGATATTGGCCGCTAAGCAAGCGCAAGAAGCGAGAGAGAAGCGCCAAGGCAAGCGCCCCATCCTGCACGTTAAGGGCTGGAGCAAGGAGCGCGAAGCTGCTGAGGCGTTATTCGACTTGCCCAAGAATGACAGGAGCTGACCATGAATCCGTACACGGCATGGATGCTTTGGCTATCGACGTGGCATCTAGGGATGTCACAGACCTACATGGAATGGGCGCAACAGATGGAAAGCGACGCTTCGTGATGGACTCCTTCGGCCCGCGCTGCTGGTGGTGCACAAGGCCAATGGATGGCAGGAAGGTCTGTTGTGATTGGCGGCAGGTAGGTGATTGAGCATTCTCAATCAAGACGATTCTCCGTTGCGGACATCGCGGCGGTAAATAGACCTGGCCGGGTAGAGTCGTCTTGATTGAGAGCGAATGCGGGATGCTGACCCGCATGCAAGCGAACCAGAAACTGCAGTCGCGCACTGAACTGGTTGTGTGCCGCAAGCCCGAGATCAGCGCGGGTGCTCTCTGGAATGTCGTGAGACATACCGAAGTACCGCCCAAGCGAAGACTTGGGCCTTCATGCAGGCGCATTCAGCGCGGGTAAAGCAAGCCGCAGTTCTCCACGATTGCTGGAGACTACCTGATCGGGTGCGGGACTGCTCCGGGAGTGCGCCGCCATGAAGGTGAAATTAGCGCTGCGCCGGCCGATTGGCCCCTGCGGGTTACGCGAGCGCGCGAAAGTAGCTTTCCCCTGCTCTCTCCTCGCTCAGGTATTCACTTGAGTTTGGCGCTACGGCGCCTTTTTTTCTTTGCTGCGCAGCTAGGGTCATCCCCGAAGAGCCGACCATCCAACGGCCTGCTGCGCACATTCATTGGATGTTGAGAGGGATCTCATATGAAAGAAATTCCCATTGGTGAAGGCTTTGTCGCGCTTGTCGATGATGCGGACTATGAATTAGTCTCGGCGCATAAATGGTGCATGCACACTATTGGCTATGCCTGTACATACATAGGGACTCCGAAGCAGGAAGGTTTCCTTTTGCATAGATTCCTGGTGGGTCTTGGCAAAGGAGACAAGAGGTGCGTTGATCACATAAATGGAAACAAACTAGACAATCGAAGGGAAAACCTTCGAATTTGCTCTCATGCAGAGAACATGAGAAATCGAAAGATCAATAAAAACAATACATCTGGATTCAAGGGAGTTCGGCGCAATCATCGTGGTGAGAAGTGGTGTGCCCGGATTAAAGTGGATGGGGTGATGGTGGGCCTCGGTTCATATGACACCCGAGAAGCGGCGCATGAGGCATACAAGGCGGCCGCGCTCAAATATCACGGCGAATTCGCCAGTTTTGGCTGAGAAAAGACATGCCGCGCAAGAAAGTGATTCCGGTTGTCGAGGAGCAAAGCGTTTGCAAGACATGCCGCCATGCCTGGTACCACCAGGATATCTGGCTGTGCAGGCGTTATCCGCCGACCGCCGTCTATGACTTCGAAGAGCGCGCTGCGTGCAGTTCGTTTCCTGTCGTGCGCGCTGATCTGACATGCGGTGAGTTTTCGCCGCTGCTGAACAGCTAGTAACGCTTTCTTATCAGAATCTTATCGCTGGGTGATAAGGTTTTGAGAAGATTAAAAGTGTCAATATTTTGTCTTTATTGACCAGAAAGTGGCGCTTTGATATCTCCAATGACCAAATCGGGACCTTATGGACGTTGACGACAATCTGCGTTCATTCGCGACGCCGCGGCAACTAGAAGTGCTCGAAGCTGTCGAGAAATACAAGACGCAACGAGCTGCGGCAGAGGCGTTGGGTGTGTCGCATGGCACCGTTGGCGACGTGATGTCTGCGCTAAAGAAGCGTGCGGCCAAGATGGGCTACAGCCCGGCGCACAGCATGACCCATGCGGTGCCCGATGGCTTTCTGGCCAAAGGTGTGTCGTCCTATTTCAATAAGGACGGTGTGCTGAGTGGGCAATGGGTCAAGTCGGCCATCGACCGGGATCGCCAGGAAGCGATCATGCGCGAAGGCTTCGCGGCAATGGCGGAAATCCTGCCGCGCGTTAAGCCTGCGCCGGCCCCTGCCAAAGTTGACGCATCGCTGTGCAACGTCTACACGCTGACCGACTGCCACGTCGGAATGCTTGCAAGCGCGAAAGAAACGCTTAACGCCGATTGGGATCTGAAAATAGCTGAGCGCACGCTTACCGCGGCGTTCTGCCATATGGTCAATGCCGCGCCGCAAGCGTCCGTTGGCGTGGTGGCGCAACTCGGCGACTGGCTGCATTCGGATGGTTCCGGTGGCCTTTTGCCGATAACGCCCCAACATGGCCACGTCCTGGACCAGGATGGTCGATTCTCGAAGATCGTTTCATCGTCCATTCGCATTCTGCGTCGCATCGTAGACTTCGCGCTTGAGCGACACGAAAAGGTTGTCGTGCTGCTTGCGGAAGGTAATCACGACATGGCGTCGAGCATTTGGCTCCGCGCGATGTTCGCCGCGCTGTACGAGAATGAGCCGCGCGTCCAGGTGATTGATTCGGCGCTGCCCTACTACGTTTATCAGCATGGCGAGACCATGTTGGCCTTTCACCATGGGCATCTGAAACGTAACGATGACTTGCCGCTTCTGTTCGCAAGCCAGTTCCCGAAAGTCTGGGGCGCAACGTCCAAACGCTATTGCTCGACAGGCCATCGACACCATGTCGAGGAAAAAGAGCACTCGGGAATGACCGTGATCCAGCATCCGACGCTCGCCGCTCGAGACGCATATGCAGCTCGCGGCGGATGGCTGTCGGAGCGCAGCGCAACGGCTATCACGTACCACGACAGGTTCGGGCAGGTCGCGCGCAATACGGTGGTCCCAGAAATGTTTGAGGCGGCAGCATGAGCAACGTTATCCGCCCCGCCGTCTCGATTAACGGCGAGTACATCACGCATGGCGAGGTTGAATCGCTGCGCGCGGCGGTGACGGCTTTCCATAGCGAAATGTCCGACCCGCTAGCCCTTGGCGATGACGAGCATGGTCGGTTCATGGCCAAGCACTACCGCCAGCACATGGAGCGCATTCTGCGACTCATGGGCGTCCTGTAAAGACTCCGCAGCTAGACCACGGCTGTTCAGCCGTCCCCAGGTCTAGCCAATCCGCGCAATGCGGTGCGCCCGTTCGCGGGCAATAATTCTTGAGTAGATGATGACTTACCCTAACGACCAAGGAAATCCCGCCGGGGCAATTCCCGTCTACATCACTTCGGGATCGGGCGGCAGTGGTGGCGGCTTGGCTGGTCCTGCCAAGGCGGGCGTTAGCGTCAAAGGCGCCGCCGGCACGACTTCGACGGCGATCATTGCCGCAGGCGCATTCGCTGGATGGGTGACGATTCAAAACACGCACGCCAGTCAAACGCTGTTCGTCTCGTTCACGGCGCCCGCGACTGCGACTGACATCGCGATTCTGCCGGGTGCTGGGTTGACGCTGCCGTTCGGGCCGACCAATGCGCTGAATGGTATTGGCTCGGCTGCCGGGACGACATTTGCCGCAGTGGGGTATTAAATGCGCCAACTCGCTTTCCTGCTTGCCCTACTACCGTCGCTCGCGTTCGCACAGTTGTCGGTCCCCTACAACCCGGCTAACGTCCACATCACGGGCGGCACCGCAGCTTTCACGGGAACCGTGACCACGACCGGAAACGTGAACGTGCAGGGTAACGTCAGTTCGACGTCCAACACGCAGCCGGCGAGCCCCACGAACTCCGGCGTAGCACTGAATGCGACCCCGAACATCGCTGATGTGCAGATGTTCGACTCGACGCAATCGACGAACAACCGTACCGCCGAGTGGATCTTCTGGAGCGGCGCTGCATCCCTGCGTTTCGCAAACGATGCCCATAGCGCGGTTCAAGTTCCATTCTCCGTGACTGGCGGTCAGGCCGCCGGCATTACGGGGATCACTTCCAATAGTGGCACGGGAAGCTGGACACATACCGGCAACATGGCTGTATCGGGGCAACTAATTGCTGGCAGCGGTACCTTGAACGTTTATTCGGCGACCGGTACTGCGGTTGCGACTCCGCATGTGGTGACCGGCACGGTGACGCTAGCTTCGGGGAATGGAACTGCCACCTTTACCGGCAACGCTGTGTTTAGTAACACTACCTCCTACGTCTGCACGGCGACGAACACATCCACGAATAGCGCCGTACGCGCCACGAACGCGTCTGCGTCGTCCGTCACGTTTAACTCAGGTGCCTCGACGGACGTGATTGCGTATCAGTGCATCGGCAACTAATCAGTAAGGGCCTATGCCCATGAGTGGGTATGGCGACAAATATGGCGCAAGAAAAGAAAGCCGCGCCTGACTGGGAGCGCATTGAGGCAGATTACCGGGCTGGCGTCCTGTCAATACGGGAAATAGCCGGCGCACACGGAATTACCGACACCGCCATCCGCAAGCGCGCCAAGCGTGACGGATGGGAGCGAGACCTGGCCGAACGCATACAGGCTAAGGCTGACGCGCTGGTTCGCACCGCAGAGGTTCGCACACAGGTTCGCACGGAAAGCGCAATCCCGGAGCGCGAACTCGTAGAGGCGAATGCGGAGGCAATCGCTCGTGTCCGGATGGCGCACCGGAGCGATATTGCCCGCTCCCGAAAGCTTGCGATGTCCCTGCTCGAAGAGTTGGAAATTGAGACGGGCGACCTTGAGTTATTCCGCGAGCTTGGGGAAATCCTCCGATCCGACGATGACAAGGGTCAGGACAGGCGCAATGACCTGTACAACAAGGTCATCTCCAGCGCTGGCCGTATCGACAGCATGAAGAAGTTGGCCGATACCATGAAGACGCTGGTCGGGCTTGAGCGCGAAGCTTATGGATTGGTGGAGGCGCAAAAGCTGGAGGTTAACGCGCATGTGTCAACCACGACCAAGAGCGCCCAGGAAATGACGGATGACGAACTCGCCGCCTACATTGCAGCAAGCGGCGCAAGAACTATGGATTCGCCGCAGGGCTAGGGAAGACGTACTGGCCTACGCGCAGGCCATTGAAATACCCGGCAAGCCAGCCGGCGAAGATCCAGATACGGAGTTCTTCGAGCCCATCGAATCGACGATGGCGCAGCACCACCGTCTCATTCTCGAGACGATGGAGCGGGTCAGCAAGACGCCGCACGGGCGGGCGATGTTCTTCATGCCACCCGGTAGCGCGAAGTCGACTTACGCGTCGGTTGTGTTCCCCTCGCGCTATCTTGGCGCAGAGAAGAACCGCAAGGTCATTCTGGCCAGCTACGGCGATGACCTCGCCCGCAAGATGGGTCGCCGCACGCGGTCGATCATCAAGCAGAAGCGGTTCAAGGGAATCTTTGGTTGCGAGTTGACGACCGAATCGTCGGCCGCACAGGAATTCTCGTTGACGAACGGTAGCGAGTACATCGCGACCGGGATTCTGGGGGGCGTCACTGGTAACCGTGCCAACGGGATCATTATTGATGACCCGGTGAAGGGCCGCGAACAGGCTGACTCGCCGACGATCCGCGACAAGACGTGGGATGCGTATAACGACGACCTGAAAACTCGTCTCATCCCTGGCGGCTGGGTCGTCATCATCCAGACCCGGTGGCACGAAGACGACCTCGCTGGCCGCATCCTTCCGGAAGACTGGAAAGGCGAGTCAGGCCCGATCCTTTGCCGCGACGGCAATGTCTGGGAAGTCGTCTGCCTGCAGGCGCGCTGCGAAGTCCAGAACGATCCGCTTGGCCGCAAGATTGGTGAATACCTCTGGCCCGAGTGGTTCACAGAAAAGCACTGGCTGCAGTTTCAGAACAACGTTCGTACGTGGACCTCGCTGTATCAGCAGTTGCCGAGGCCGCTCGAGGGGACATTGTTCCAACTGCCGAGCATGCTGGTTGATGGCATGCCGGTGGCAATGCCGAGGGCGTGCGATTACGTGTTCTGTACGATCGACTCCGCTTTGAAGGCAGGAGATAAGAACGACGGCACGGCAGTTGCATTCTGGGCACGCAATCGGTACGTCGGTCATCCTCTGATCCTTCTGGATTGGGATATCCGGCAAATCGAAAGCGACCTTCTGGCGGACTGGTTCCCGACCATCATGGAGCGCCTTGTCGAGTTAGCCAGGATAACTGGTGCGCGTTTGGGAAGTGCCGGGGCGTTCGTCGAGGACAAGGGCTCAGGCGTGACGCTGCTCCAGCGTGCGGCGCGTAGCGGCTGGCCGGCAACGCCAATCGACAGCAAACTCACATCGCTAAGCAAAGATGCCCGTGGAACTGGTGTCTCCGACTTTGTGTATCACGGCAAGGTCAAGATCAGCGATAACGCGTACGACAAAAAGGTCCAATACAAGGACCGCCTGCAAAACCACTTCCTCAGTCAATTCTTCGGTTATCGCCTTGGCATTCCCAATCAGGCGGATGACTTATTTGATGTCGGCGTCTACGGCATAGCAATCGGCCTGGGCGACAGCAAAGGCTTATAGCACTCACCCTTATGGCAGAAATCACAATCCAAGGCTCGAAGCTCTCTTCGAACCTGATGACTCTGCTATTGGCGGATGACATCGTGCCGGGACACGCGCCCAGCTACGAGTTGTGCAAAACGATCTTCGCCTGGCATCCGCTTGGATCGAAGATCGTCGATCAGCCGATCAAGATCGCGATGAGTCAGCGGCGGAAGATCGCCGTTCCGGTGATGGCCGAAGAGCAAATTACCGATGCGTTTGAGCGTAAGTGGACCGATCTGAACATCGATCCGAATATCGCCAACGTGTGGCGGCTTGGCAAGATTTACGGATCTGCGGCAATCGTATTTGGCGCGAAAGGCGTTGACACGAAATCGCCTATCAAGCCCGAAGACCTCGCAAAACTCGAAGCCGATCTGTATTTCAATGCGCTCGATCCACTGAATACTGCGGGATCGTTGGTCCTCAACCAGGACCCGAATGCGCCCGACTTTCAGAAGCCGACGACCGTCACCGCTGCAGGACAGGAGTATCACCCTTCCCGCTCGCTCGTCTTCTTCAACGAAGCTCCGCTGTACATCGAGTACACCAATTCGGCGTATGGCTACACAGGCCGCTCGGTCTATCAGCGCGCCCTGTACCCGCTGAAGTCATTCGTGCAAACGATGATTGCGGACGACATGGTGGCCCGCAAGGCAGGCGTCATCGTCGCAAAGATGATTCAGGCGGGGTCGATCGCTGATAAGGCGATGGCAGTTTTCCAAGGTATCAAGCGGAACGTCGTCAAGGAGGCGCAGACTGACAACGTCATCAATATCACGCCAGAGGAATCGATTGAAACTCTGGATCTGATGAACGTCGATAAGGCGCTTGGCGCAGCTCGCAAGAATATTCTTGAGAACATCGCCGCAGCAGTTCCGCAGCCGGCCAAGTTGCTGAATTCGGAGTCGTACGCCGAAGGATTTGGCGAGGGCACAGAAGACGCGAAGGAAGTGGTTCGCTACATCAACCACGAGCGCCAGACGGTCAAGCCGATCTACGACTTCTTCGACAACATTGTGATGCGCCTCGCGTGGAGTGAGGAATTCTTCAAGACCATTCAGGCTCAAGTGCCTGAGTACGAAAAGATCGATTACCAGACGTTCTTCTATCAATGCAAGAACGCCTTCTCTGCCGAGTGGCCGAATCTGCTTGAAGAGCCTGAGTCGGAGTTGGTGAAGGTTGAAAAGGTCAAGTTTGAGGCGATTACTGACGCACTTGAAGTGCTCATGCCCCAGGTTGATCCGAAGAACAAGGCAACGCTGATTCAGTGGGCTGCAGACAACCTCAACGAGTCAAAGCACCTCTTCACTAATCCGCTTACGCTGGATTACGAAGACCTGGTGAATTACGAACCTCCCGCACCGCCAGAAGAACCTAGCGAACCGCGCCCGCACAACATCTAATGGCCTCGCAATCCTTCTATACCGTGGTGAGCGAGGCCATTCGCCACTTCGAGCAGAACGGCTTCACGTCTGCCGAAGAACTGGCGATGTGGACCGAGCGCATCCGTAAGGCGGCGGTCGACTCTTTGACGCCTGAATCTGTGCTCAACGACACGCTGACGCGGACGCTTGGAGGCATCTATAAGCGTCTCGTCGACGACGGTCAATTGCTCAAAGCGAATCCTGGCATCCCGAAGTACACGATTGAGCGCCTGAAGCCGAAGCTTCGCACCGAACTCGATCGCCGCATGATGGTCTCGCGGAGTCTGATCAAGTTGAATCGCGAGCAGTCAGTGCAGAAGGTGACGCAGCGCTTCGCCGGATGGGCTTCGTCGATTCCTGCCGGCGGCAGTCGCGCGGTCGACGTGAAGGATACGAAAGACCACATCCGCAAGGCTCTTACATCGCTGTCGTTCGAAGACCGGCGAGTTGCCATCGATCAGTCCCACAAGTTCACCGCGGCGTTAAACGAAATCGTCGCGGTCGACGGCGGTGCGATAGCGATGCGCTGGAATTCTCAGTGGAAGCGTCCAGGCTATCAGTACCGCAAAGACCATAAGGAGCGCGACCAGAAGGTCTATCTGCTCCGATCAAGTTGGGCCAAAGACAAAGGTCTTGTCAAGCCCGGTCCCGATGGCTACTACGACGACATCACCAAGGTCGGTGAGGAAGTCTATTGCTCGTGCTTTGCGACGTGGATTTACAACCTGCGCGACCTTCCCGAAGACATGATCACCCAGAAGGGCAAGGATGAACTTGCCGCAGTGCGCGCGAAGATCGCAGCGATGAGAGCCTGATATGCCACTAGAAGAAGGATCGAACAAAGAGGCGATCAGCAAGAATATTGCGACCGAAATCGACGCAGGGAAAGATCCGAAGCAGGCAGCCGCCATCGCATACAGCGTCGCCGGCAAGTCTGATGAAGATCCAAGGAAGCCGCTTATCGATGGTTTCGAGGCGATTTGGAAGTCGTGCGAACGTAACTCTCCTAAAGCCGACTCCGAAAAGGTCAAGGCGGCTGGCACACTGATCGTCGCTGACGGCAACGTCCTGTTCCTGCGCCGCGGCAACGGTGGCGATCACCCGGGCGAATGGTCGTTTGCCGGCGGAAAGATCGAAGCCGGCGAAACGCCTGAAGAAGCCGCCCGACGCGAGACTCAGGAAGAAACCGGCTACGAGCCGCACAAGCTGATCGAGCTTGGCAAGTCGGATGACGGATCGGTCGAGTTCACGACGTTCTACAACGAGTCCAGGCCGTTCGATGTCGCACTGAGCGACGAGAGCACAGAATTCCTGTGGTCGCCCCTTGGCTCGTGGCCCGAACCCCTGCACCCTGGTTGTCGCTTCGTTCTCGAGTCGGACGCTTTCAAGGCGATCCGCAAAGCGCACATGACGGAGACGGACCTCGCGCGAGCGATGGTCGCGGGCGAATATTCATCGCCGCAGTTCTTCGTGAACATGTGGCTGTTCGACATTCGCATCACCGGTACGGGCACATCGTACCGATCGAAGGATGAGGAATACGTCTATCGGCCGCCCGAGGAATATCTCAATGATGAATTCCTGGCGCGCTGCAACGGCTTGCCGGTCATCGTCGATCATCCCGAGAACTCGAACCTGAATTCGGAAGAGTTCAAGAAGCGTTCTGTCGGCTCGGTCATGTTGCCCTACATCAAGGGCGACGAAGTTTGGGCAATCGTTCGCATCTACGACGAGGCAACCGCGACCCTGATGTCGCAAGAGCAACTATCAACCTCGCCTAACGTCGTATTCCGCAATCCGAAGTTGGAAAACACTGTTGTAACCCTCGACAACGGTGAGAAAGGTCTTATTGAGGGAAACCCAAAACTGCTCGACCACATCGCGATCTGCGAGGTTGGCGTGTGGGACAAGGGCGGTCCGCCTGCTGGCGTATCTACCACTAACGTTCAGGAACCTGAGATGACTGAAGAAGAGCGTAAGGCCAAGGCGGACGCCGAGGCGAAGCAAGAACTCGAAGCGAAAGCCAAGGCCGACGCTGAGGAAAAGGCGAAGGCTGATGCCGAAGAGAAGGCTAAGGCAGACTCCGACAAATGGGACAAGCTGATGTCGGCTGTCGATTCGCTCGCGAAGCGCATGGACTCGGTTGAGGGCAAGAAGGCTGACGCAATGCCGGCTGAGGAATTGGCCGCTGCGGACAAAGCCAAAGCCGATGCTGAAGCCAAGGAAAAGGAAGAGGCTGAAGCAAAGGCCAAGGCCGATGCGGAGGAGAAAGAGAAGGAAGAGGCTGCGAAGGCCGATTCCGAGAAATCAGCCCTCCTCGATCGCGTTGCTCAACTCGAAAAGATGCTGGTGCAGACTGCGCAACTCGCAGTCAAGCCGCTGACCGATGCTGACCACGCTGCGTTCGCTGACGCTCAAGCGAAGTCCGACAGCATCTATTCGGCGTTTGGCAAGCAGGCTCCGCGCGCCCTCAACGGCGAAGACGTGCTGGCATATCGCAAGCGCCTCGCCGCCCCGATGAAGTCGCACAGCACGGCGTGGAAGGACGTGGATCTGAGCAATCTCGAGGCGTCGGTCTTCGACATCGCTGAGTCCGCGATTTACGCCGACGCAATGGACGCCGCAGTTCGCCCGGTCGGTTCGCCCGAAGGCGGTCTTCGCGCAGTTACCAAGGATATCGGCACAGGCCACCGCGTCACGACGTTCTACGGCAAGCCGAGCGACTGGATGGATGACTTCCGTGCTCCGCGCGCCAAAGGCCGAATCAACGTTCAGAAGAGCCATTAAGGTTCCTCGTCGCCAATCCGAAGCCCGCCACTGAGCGGGCTTTTTCAATTCTGGAAGGAAAAAATGGCATTCACTGTTCCCTTCAATCCGTACGCGACGACGAACGCTGCTGGCTCGTTTTCCGTGCAGAGCGCTGGTTACGTTCAGGGCGTATTCCTGGATGACCCGGCCATCCGCAACGAACTTGCCTCGGGCACCGTTTCGCAAAGCGCCACTTCCCCGATGTGGGGCGGCATGGCGATTTCGGAAAGCATCGCGCCGGCATCGGGCTATGACCGCACTCTCGGCGGCACGATCCTGCTTGCGAGTTCCGCGGCAAACATCACCGGCTTCACCGTGTTCAACCAGGCATACAGCCTCGTTGGTTCGCCGTCGAGCCCTGTTCCTGTGACCGGCAATCCGGGCGCGTCGGTTGCGTTCTTCCGCATGGGTTCGGGTGCACGCATTGCAGTTGCGGCTGATCCTTCGCTCGTCTCGCTGGATGGCAGCCTGATCACGACGCAAGTGTCGTGGGACTTCAACAACCAGGTGCTGCAGCCGTTCACGTCGACCGGCACGACCTCCATCACGTCGCAAACGGCAACGTTCGCAAATGGCGTGTGGACTGTCGCGGTCGTGACCGCTGCGGCGTCGTTGGTCGGTGGCGTTGGCGACCTCATCAACATCTCTGGCGCAACGAACACCGGCACTGGTGGCGCACCGCTGGTGAACGGCAACCAGATCGTCACGGCATTCACCGACAACCAGCACTTCAGCTATCAGGTTGTTGCTCCCGCAGGCGCCATCGGTACGATCGCTGGCACCCAGGTCCTGAACCAGGGCACGGGCGCACTGCCGGTGAAGATTCTCGATTTCAATGCCGGCAACAGCATGACCGTTTCGTACAACCCCATCACTGGCGCGACCTGGAATCGTCAAGGCTACGCGGCTCTCATCCAGATCTAAAGGAGATAACACGTGGCCAATATCGTACCGGCACAAATCCGGGTTAGCCCGCACTACATGATTCCCGAGCTGATCCTGCAATATCAGCAGGCATCGGGCGCTTTTGACCTGATCGCGACCGGCGATCCGCTCGTCCGTCTCGGCGAAGATGACCTCGCCGTCTACGGAAAGCGACTGGACGTTCGCACGGAAGTGACGACCAGCCAGTTCGCGCCGAACCAGCTTCCGAGCTGCACGGTGGTGTACAACGAAATCAGCACGCCGACGTACCTGATTCAAACGCGCGCTGAATACGACCATCACGACACGGCCGCCCTCGGTCGCGTTGGCGTTGCGACGCCGGAAGCACATCGCCTTGCAATGCGTCAAGGCACGTTCCAGCAACAACGGAACCTGCTTCTGTTCGGCGCGAATCCGCTGAACGGCGAAGGTCTGTTGAACACGAACGGCGCGACGGCAATCAGCCTGCCGCCTGACTCGAACGGCAACACGACCATCGTCACGTACGACAACGGTCAGCTCGCCCTGTTCCTGGCTCAGACGCTCGGCTCAATCAAGGTTCGCACGAACCAGATGGGCATGGGTGTGAAGTTCGCCGTCACGATGCCGCAGCGCGTTCTTGAGTCGATCAGCTACGACGTGGTTCAGTTGACCCAGTTCCAACGCCAAGGCGCTGGTTCGAAGTCGGCCCGCGGTCTCGTGGATGACGTGCTCGAGTGGAACGAGGACGACATCACGTGGGGCGCTGACGATACGTTAATCGGCAAGGGCGCTGGTGGCACGGACATGATCGTCATCTCCATGCCGGAAGTGAAAAAGCCGAAGGGCGGCAAGATCAACACGAACGCATTCGCCGAACTGACGCCGGGCCTTCAGGCTTGCGCGCTGCAGCTCGTCGACCGTGCGGCTCCGACTGAAATCACCGCTCCGCTGCCGAAGGGTGCGGTTGATGTCGTGTCGGAACTGCGCTCGACGTCGGGTTGGTCGATCCGTCCGGAAGCGATCACGCTTCTGAGCGTCCAGTACCAGTAATCGCTTAGCCATGCGGATAGGTTGCGCAACTGACAAGCACGTCCCCTGTCGTGTTTCCGCATGCTTCTACACAGGGATTCTTCTAACAGGGAACTGTCATGCCTTTGTATATCGCGAATTGCTCCAAGTTTAACTACGAATTGCACTACTGGGTCGAGAACTCCAAGAAACCGGTGGTGACCAAGATCCGACCCGGCGGCCAGGAAAGCGTCTATCCGCAGGGGAATCGTCTCGATCACGAGCGCATCGTTGAGCAGCACAAGATTTACGGGCTGACGCCAGTCTCCGAGATTGACCGAAGCAAGCAATTCGTCGGACAGTGCTACCAGTTCGATACACCGATCCCGCACGATCGTCTTTTCACGACGATGGAGCGCAACGACGACGTTCTGTATGAACAGGCGCTCGAGCGACGCAAAGAAGCCGCAGTGGCAACGGACGATATTGTCCGCAGGGCTGCGCAGGATGCCGGGATGAAGGTCGACAACATCGAGACCGAAATTCAGGAAATCGAGCAGAAAGGCGTTGAGCCGACTGTGCACGAAGTCATTACTGTTGGCGAACAGCGGAAGCCCGATGGTCGCCGCGGTCGCCGAAGCCGCAGCTAACCATGCCCCTGTCCTGCCCTCCCTTCCTGCCCGGTATGGGTGCGCTCGCTCCATGGCAAACGCAGAAGTGCCCGAACGCGACTGATCTGTACACGTTTTTGACGACGGTCGCGGGCGTGCCGACTGCCGATCTGCCGGCGGATAGTCCCTATGTGACGTGGGCATTGAGCTATGCCGAAGAGTTGACGTTGCTGGTATTGCGCGCGGTCGGGCAAGACTTCTACTGCTTCGCGGTCTACTGCCTCGCGACGTCATTCCTGCTGAACTGGTGCCCCGACCAACCGGGGCAAACGTTCTTCACGGAGGCGCGCGCGGACATGAAGCTAACCAGTTTCACGCCCGGACTGGTCAATTCGGCTTCGGATCAAGGCACGTCGGATGGGCTGCTCTCGCCGGAGTTCTTGAGCGGTCTGACCATGCAAAACCTCCAGGCCCTCAAGGATCCTTTTGGGCGCCAATGGCTTGCAGCCAGCCAGGAGAACGGGCCGATCTGGGGCATCAGTTGAGGTAGATCATGGCGGCAAAAGAGTTCGATACGCCGATGGCGGACGGTGGCGGAAGTTTCAGCCCCGTATCGAGCGGCACGACGAATGCGCCGCCGAATCGCCTGACGCTCAATCTCGGCGTTATCGATCTGCCCTATGCAGAGCCGCCGAAAAAAGAGAAGAAGGCCAGGAAGGGAAAAGGCAAGCGCAACAAGCCGGCGAAGCCCGAAAGCAGTTCGGCCACGAAGACCACTGGCGATGTCGCTGCAATCCTCGAAGAGAAGTATCACATCTGGCAGACGTTCGCCGATGCGAAGTTGCCCGACATTGCCAAAGAGCTTGAAAACTCGATTGCCGGCGAACTTGAAACGATGCTGATGGGCGGCCGGTCATCGGGCAACCCGTTCTCGGGCGCTGAATCCGGCATCACGGCGATGATGAAAAACTTCATCTTTTCGCAAGAAGTCGAGCGCGTGGGGATAGGCGGCGTTCCAACGCAAGCCGCGCTCGATGGCGTCAATCATCGTTTGAAGAATCCTTACGCGAAAGGCAACCCCCGTCGCCCAAGCTTCATCGACACAAGCCTGATGTTAACGACCCTCAAAGCCTGGTTTGACTGATGCCATCCATTACCGAATCGCTTGGGTCACAGAGCCAGTTGGCGAGTACTCTGGCGGCTGGCGTCGACCAACTGTCGCAAAGCCAGAGCGTCGTCTTCACAAAATATACGCAACAGATATTGCCCCCGGACGCGATGGTGTTCTGGGTGAACACGGGAATCACAACAACGGTCAAGGGCTCGCTTCACTACTCGACCGATCAGCAGCAGAACGAAGACGAAACGATCGACGTCAATCGCGTCATCTTCTCGGCGCTCAGCCCGATCGACGACTTCAATGAGGTCGCTCCGGACGAACTATGGATCGGCACGTTTAACGGCATCCAGTTTTCGTTCAACGCTCGAGGATCGTTTTACGAGCAGGCTAACCTGTATCACTACCTGGGCAATGCGGTTTATCCGGCGCTCGCCTCGCAGCTTGTCAACAGCGCCGCGGATTTGCCGACCGGCCCGATTGTCTCAAACAGCCTGCCGATCTGGCTAAGTCAGAACAGCATGGCTCCGGTGTACTCGTCGTATCTCGTGCCGGCGAACGTTGTGCCGCCGTACATCACGGCACACATCGAGCCTGATCTGACCGAGGTTCCGTCCTTCCCGGTTTATGGATGGCCGGGAACGACTGAGCCCGGTACGGACCCCGCACCGCTTCACGACTTGCCCAGTTCGCAACTGGCACTTGATCGTGTGCGACTCACGCTGTACGGCTTCACGAATCAGCAAGCCATTCAGTACCTCGTCTCGCTGATCGAATATTCGGTCGACACCGACGCATTCGGATTCCGCAACTCGCCCGCAATCAAGGATCAAAAGCGAACGCAGTCCGAACTGAATGTCATCGCCATGAAAAAGACGATCGAAATCGAAGCCTGGTATTTCCAGGCAACCGTAGACGCCATCGCGCGCCGCCAGATTCTCTCAGCAGGATTTTCTTCCATCACCGTCTAGCGGGCATTCCCGACCAGACACATTTGCCCGCCTTGAGCGGGCTTTTTCTTTTGGAGTTCTCGAATGCCCCAAGGCCCGACGCAAGCGAATGTCGCTCGCAATCCCTCGAATGTTTCTGTGCCGATGACCACAGACGCGGCCGGCAATCTGCTCACTGGCAACGGATCGAGCAGCCATCTGAACGTCACGGCCGCGACGGTTATCAAAACCGGCCCCGGCCGCGTCTGCAAGTTGGTCTTCAACAATGCCTCGACGACTGCGCCCGCTGTCTATGACTTCGCCGCGGCGACCGGTTTCGCTGCCGCAAATCTAGTCTGGCAAGGCGCGACTGCGACCGCAGCTCAGACCGTCGTGCCACTCGATTTCCCCTGCTCCGTTGGCATCGTTGTTGTTCCCGGCACTGGCGGCATCGTTTCCGTCTCGTTCGATTAAGCATCCCCGCCACCCTTCCCGGCCCCGCCTTCGCGCGGGGCTTTGCTTTTCTGGAGCCTAAATGGCACAAACAATCACACCGACGATCGTAAACGTCAATACGACGGTTACGCGCGCGCCGACGCCGTCACAGCTCCAGCAAAGTGGCGCAATCGTGTCGGCGGGCGGCACGACTCTCACGCCGGGTACGTATCAGTATTGCGGCACGCTCAGCGTGGTTAAATCGATTCTGGATGCGCCGGCTGCACTGACCTCGCTTGCGTGGTCGAGTGGCACCGTGACCGCCACGACCTCTGCGGCGATTCCGGTATCTACCGGACAGACGTTCACGACCACGATAACGGGCGCCGTGCCTGCTGGATACAACGGCACGTTCACGGCTACCGCAACTGGCGCGAATACGTTCACGTACGCATTAACGCCCAACCCCGGCACGGAGACGACTCCCGGCACATACACGCCGCCGTACGTTGCGTTCATCAATAACGCCGCGACGACGTTCTTCGCGCAGGGACAGACGGTAGGCGTTTATGTGCTCGAGCTTGGCGCGGAGACGACCGCCGCTACTGCCATCACTGCGCTTCAAACGTGGATCACGGAGAACAGTTCGCCGCAGCAGTTTTACGCGTATCTGTTGCCAGCTTCGTGGGATGCTGCGTCGTCTGCGGCGCTGGCCACAATGACGGCAAACTTCGAGAGTCCGAGTGGTCAGACGTATTTCTTCATCACCACGACGACCGCTAATCTGCCGAATTACGCGACGAACAAAGCTGTCTATGCCCAGGTGCCGAGTCCGACCAAAGCGTCGACCGAACACCAACTTGCCGCGGACTTCTATCAGTGGCTGGTGAACAATCCCGGTCCCGCCAATCCGCTCGCGCCGATGTCGTATCGGTTTGTGTTTGGCGTGACGCCGTGGAATCAGGCGAACAACCAGGTCAGCATCAATACGATCCTGAGTGACTTCGGCAACATCATCTACACCGCGGCAGAAGGCGGCGTTTCGACGGCCGGCATCTGGAAAGGCACGATGATGGATGGCGAGCAGGCGTCGTGGTGGTATGGCGTCGACTGGTTCCGCATTCAGGTCAAGCAGGCTCTCGCAAACGCGATCATCAACGGTTCAAACAGCAATCCTCCCCTGCTCTACAACCAGCAGGGCATCAACACGCTTCAGGCCATCGCGCAGAACGTCGGCAATTCGGCGGTCGCGTTTGGCTGCGCGTTGAGTTGCGTGGTCAGTGCCGTGCCGTTTGCCACCTACACGCAACAGAATCCGAACGACTACAACGCCGGTATCTATAACGGTCTGTCGGCGACCCTGGTTGGTCAGAATGCATTTTTGACTATTACCTTCAATCTCGACGCAGTGCAGTTCGCATAAGGACCGGGAGAACATAAATGCCAAATCCGTTCCTCAATGCAGGGCCGTTGAACCGTGTCCGCTGCCATGTCGTTATTCCTTCGATTCCGACGCTGAACATCACACCGCAATTCATGGGAAAGCAGTTCGCCCGCATTGAATTCGAGGGTGACTGGAACCAGCAGATCGAAACCGCAACAGGTGTCGTGAACTCGCCGGAGCCGTACGTGATGGCGACGATCACCGTGGGGCTGTTGCGCTCGCAAGGACTTTCTGCGGCGTGGCTTGCGCAGGCCCAGAACACGACTGTGCTTGGCGATGTGACGATCTATTCGGATACGTCTGCGTTCCCGGCCCTCTCCATCAACGACACAGGGATCCGCAGCATCGACCCTGGTGCCTTTGACGGAACTGACCCGGTTGTGCGCTTGACGCTCCGCGGATCATTTAACATCAACGCGTCGCTCTGGTCCCCCACGTAATACGGCTTTGCCGCAGATAGAGTCGCCCTCGAAAACCGGCCCCTTACCGGCTTCTGCGGCACCTCCATTAAGGACTGATTGAAGGAATCAGATGAAAATCGATGATAAGCGTCATCTCGCCTTACCCATTGTGACGGAGACGATCGCAAAGGAAGTGGGCGGCAAGGGTGTGACGGAAGAAGTAGTGAAGCTTTGGGCTTTCCACACTCCGGTCAGCCGCGAGATTTTCGAACAGAACTACCGCGTAATCTCCGCGACCAAATCGGCGCTTGCCAGTAAAGGCGCGCATTACCTGATGCAGTCTGCACCGCGCATTGCTGCGTTGACTCTGCGCGATGAGGGTCGAAAAGACGCGATTGCGCGAGGAATGGTCGACAAGGAAGGTCACGTTAATAACGACGAGACGCTTTCCCTGCTAGAAGAACTGAAGCGGCTGACCATGATCCTCTGTCCCGGCCAGCACGGCTGGGACATGCTCCCCGTAGACATGGCGATTTCGGCAGGCAAGATCGATGAAGAAGATTGGGGGGAGGCGCTGTCGGGCATCTGTTTTTTTACATGCAACTATGCGATGGCCCGGAAAGCCGATCGCGCGACGACAGCGGACGCATACGCTGGTCTGCTCGGTGCCTCGATTACGTCATCGACACCTACGGAGTTCGGCGCCTCTTTGCCGAACTTGACGCCGGTCGCACATACGAAACCGGCACCGTCCTCGATTCCATCCTGAACTGGATGACTGGCGAAGGGTTCGCCGAAACATTCGATCAGTACGACTCGCCCTATCGTTCGGCGCAGGAGTACAAGAATCGATACCTGATAGAAGCTTTGAAAAATGGCCGCTAAGTCAATCATTCAGGTCGACATCGATCCAGATGGGAAGTTTGCGGCATTTCACAAGGAATTTTCGGAGTATCAGAAAAAGCTTCAGGAAATGCCGGAAGACTGGGCAAAGGTCATCGACGTTATCGATGATGCCGGTGAAGGTATGGAGGAATTCTCCGAGTCTTCGAAGCATTCGAAAGACTTCCTGATGATCGCGGCCATACAGGCCGATGCCATCTCGAAGGCCATCAATCGCTCTACCGGGAGCCAGGACAAGTTTAACGTCAAGGCCAAAGACGGCGCAATTCAGATGGGTCGGATGGCGAAGTTCTCAAAGGAGATGCACAAAGACGTCTCCAAGATGAGCGGCATCTACCTGAAACTCGGGGCACTTGGTGCAACAGCCTTAGCCATTCCGACTGCCATCTTTGCCGCTACTAATCAGGTGGCCGGCCAAAATCTCCAAGCTAGAGGATTGGGTCTTAGAATCGGCCAGACACAGGCATTCAACGCAAACTTCGAACGGTTCGGCCTTGGTGCATCAGATCTCGGCAATGTTGCGAATGCGCAAGGGGACATTTCCCGGTGGCGCGCATTTATTGCGGCCGGCCTCACTCCGCAGCAGATCCAGAATGAAGACGCCGAGCAACTAACGTATGACTTCGCTCGAGCGGCAAGCGGCAAGTATCGCGAATGGCAAAAGGCTGGTATGCCGGCCGCTTCGATGGCGCAGGCTTACGGATTCACCGACGTTCTGTCGCTCCAGCAACTTCGAACCGGTGCAAGTTATACCGACGAGCAGTTCGCCGCGGCGCAAGCGAAGACGTTGACAGACGCAAAGGCCAACGAGATTAATCAAGGTGTCGCAGACCAGGCATCTGAAGTCAAAGCGGCGCTGCAGTCCGATTGGGCGAAGGTGCTCAACACGTTCAATGAGCAACTGGCTTCGGCATCCCCCGAATTGAAGATTATGGGCGACGCTGCTGCTGCTGCGGCGGTCAACCTGCTCAAGGTAGCTGGGCCCGAAGCGAAGAGCCTTGTTGACGCCATCCAGAATCCTGGGGTCGTCCAGCCGAACGAAGGCCGCGTGACATCGGGGCTGCGCTCTATGGGTAACTGGCTCCGCCTGCATGTCCCGGGATTATCTCCGGGAAGCACGTCGACGCTTGGCGATGTTGCGACTTCATACAATCTCCCGTCTGGAATGCTGGATGCACAGTATCAGGTCGAGTCTTCTAATGGAAAGAAACTGAAGTCGAAGAAAGGCGCGCTCGGTCCGTTCCAGTTTCTACCCGGAACTTGGGGGGAATGGGGTGGTGGCGGAGATATCAATAGCCTCAGCGATTCGTCTGTTGCTGCGGCTCGGTACGACGCTTTTCTGCATGAGCGATATCACGGCGACACGCGAAAAGCTCTCGCCGCCTACAACTGGGGCATGGGGAACGTCGATAAGGACATAGCTGCTCACGGCGAAAAGTGGGAGCAGTACGCCCCGCAGGAAACGCGCGACTACATCAGCAAAATAATGACGCTCATGGCAAAGAAGGGCCAAAGCGTCAACATCAACATCACCAACTCGACGACGGCGAATGTAGCAACGTCGATGAACGCTGCACCTCATTGATATGGCCGACATCTCCGATGCATTTCGAACGACCTATGACTTGGCGTTCCAGGTGTCGCCGATCATCCTGGTCGGCGGGATTGCGTCGAATACGTTGGGCGGGATGCTGCCTATCATCGGCCTCACTGGGCAATTGCTTGGTGCTGCTCAAGGGGCTCTTTCGAGCGGCAGTCTAAGCACCGATGACTTTTTCGCGAGATTCCTACCCGTTCCAGGATCGACGCTAATCAGCCAGCAGGTTGCTGTATATCCGTTCGCCAATCAGCAGACCGCAGCGAATGCGACCATCCAGCAGCCGCTGTCGATTTCGCTGCGAATGATTGCGCCAGTCAAGGACACCGCAGGCTATCTCTCGAAGTTGGCGATTTTTTCGTCGCTGCAATCGTCTCTCGCGGCCCATAACGCAGCGGGTGGCACGTACACGATCGCCACGCCGGCCGGCATTTATCCGAACTGCCTGCTGACGCAGGTTACGGACGTGACGGGTGGTGCTGGGAGACAAGTTCAAATCGAATACCAGTGGGACTTTTTCCAGCCACTAGTGACGCAACAGAGTGCTACGAGCGCGTTTAACGCACTGATGTCCAAGTTATCGTCTGGCGCGCAACTATCAGGAGCCACGCCCGCTGCCGATTCTTCCTTCTGGTCGAGCGCGCAAACAGCAGTTGGTGCGGCAGCACAAAGCGCCACGCAGGGCATCAATCAACTAACAGGCGCGGTCAACCAATTCCTTAGTTCGCCGCTATGACCACGCTAATCCCCTTCACTCCGTCGAACGCGTCGAATCCACCATTTTCGACGCCGGTAACCCTCGATGGAGGGAGCTACGTCGCGAATGTGATGTGGAGTTTCTATGGTCAACGGTATTACATGTCGATCGTAGATGTGAGCGGAACGGTTATTTGGACGGGCGCGATGGTGGGGTCGTCATTGAACCATGACGTCCTGCTGGCGCCCGGCATATTCAGTCAAAGCACAATCCTTTACCGCGAAGATACTGGCAACATTGAAGTGAACCCCTAATGCGATTTTATTCCTTGACCCTGACGCCGGCTGGAGGCACAAAGCCAATCCGGACATGGACGAGTCATCCGAATAACATCATCGATCCGGGTGCGCTTCAGATCGAATACGATGCTTTGATCGGTCCATATGGAACGCCGACCGGCGCATCGACGATCAAACTGCGAGGCATAGCGCTGCAGGATCTGACTCAACCGCAGCAGTTCGCCGGCATGACGCTCGAGCTGAAAGCGGGTATGCGCGCCGGCCTTCCGCTTGTCAACCCAGCTCAAGCCGGAACGATTCTGAAGGGGATGGTGTTTCAGGCGTTCGGCAACTGGGAAGGCGTCGATCAAAGCCTCGATTTCGTCGTATTGCCGGGAACGTTCACGCTTGACAACCCTGGTAACTTCGTCCTCAACTGGCGGGCCGGCACACAGTTGTCCGACGCCCTGCTCCAAACACTTGATGTCGCGTATCCCGACGCGCCGATCGAGATGAACATTAGCAGCGACCTCGTACAGAATCACGACGAGATCGGCGTCTATGACACGCTTGACCAGTTAGCACAAGTGGTCGGGGATATCACCGAAGGCATCTTTGATAGCCGGGTGACGATAGGAATTCAAGCTGGAAAGATCGTCGTATTCGACAGGTCATTTTCCCCCGCTCCGATCCAGCTTGTCTTCACAGATTTCATCGGCCAGCCAACTTGGATCGGCGTCAATACCATCCAGATCAAGATGGTGGCGAGAGCCGATCTGCAAATGGGCAGCATTGTCCGCATGCCGCAAGGGTTGCAGAACTTGCCCGGCTTCGTGACAACAACGCAGTCCGCGTACCCGTCAACGGTCAAGTATCAAACCACTTTCCAGAACAATTTTATTGTCCAGGAGCTGCGACAGGTCGGAAATTTCCGCGCACCTGACGCATCGCAATGGGCGACGATATCTAACTGCGTCCTGAATCCAAATGGCCGATAACTACGACAAGTTATGGGTTCAGAAGAGCGCGAACCAACTTGCGATTAACCGTGCTCAGCAGGCGATTCAAAAACTGGGGCGCGCGCTACCGTGCCGAGTCGTCTCTGTCAGCGGAGCGGTTGTAACGGTCGCGTTTGAAGTCAGCGATTCCGTTCAGGCGCTACCGAACATCACGATCCCCAAGGCGGAAAGCCCGTGGATACGGATGCCGACCCAGGTGGGCGATAAGGGCGTCACGATGCCCGCTGACACGTATCTCGGCGGAGTGTCCGGCCTGGGTGGCGGGACGGCAACGCTGACGCAGCGCGCCAACCTGACGGCACTTGTTTTCGTGCCGGTTAGCAACTCCGGATCGGGTCCGATCGACCAGAATGCCGCCCAGATTCAAGGCCCCAACGGTGTTATCAGCAGAACGACGCAAGGTACAACGTCATCGGTCGTAACGAACCAGTCCGGGACGACGGTGACGTTCGGCTCCAATACTGCCTTAGTCGAAGATACGCAGATATTGCTCAACTTCGGTGGAGTGACTTCGCTGTTGCTTAATGCTGATGGCGTGACCATCACAGCGGGAGGCAAGACGTTCTCGTTCGGGTCTGCCGGTGCAACGATGGGTAATGGCGTTGTGTTTGAGGATCACGTTCACCCGTACATTCCGGGTAGCAATCCCGAGACGGACACGGGCGGTCCAGTTGCACCTTAATGCTGGGAGTAGGTTCCCTTTAGCTGGCCGTACCGATCCTGCCACATGCTGAATTTGAAGCCGTAATCAGTCACCCCGTTGCTCCAGTGGACGGTGATGAAGCAATCGATGCGGTATTGACCCGGCATGTATTCGTAGGCAGGCGTCCCGCCAATCGTCTCGATCAGTGTAATGCGGGCAGCGTTTTCGCCCAGATCCAGGAGATACGGGATATTGCTCATCTCCATGTCATGGGCTAATGGCGTTTTGCAATTCTGCGGGATTCCGGACAGGTCGACGGCGTAAGCATTGGTTGTCGCGAGAGCGAAAAGTGCGCAGACGATGCGGATCATTTTTGTTTCCTTTTGATGCTGGTCACCCCGAAATCGTCGGGTTCGAATCGCGGACAGACATCGCAATACTTCTCGACGCCTTCCGCCTGAATCTGGTCCGGTATGGATGCCGGATGGTCTTTCTGCGCCCTGAACCACTTCAGCATGTGGCGGCACGGAAATACATACGTTCCGCCATCCGCCTTGGCCTCGTAATGCCTGAAATATGGCGCGACGTGATCGAAGTTGCGGTACGGAGCCAGTGGATCGAATGGGTTGTCGATGAGACGAAAGCAGTGCGCCCGATAGTCTCGAGTTGCGCATGAATCAGCGAAGCATTGCAGTACGGCTTCCAGATGAAACGCCTGCTGCATCTCTCCAATGACCATGCGGCCTTGTGCGTAGAAGTGGGTGCCCTTCCAGCCGCGAACGTAGTGGATCAAGTCCATCGCCTGCATAGCGCCCTCGAAGTTTGCAATGAAGGCAGCGACATAAACCTTCATCGATTCCAGATCGCGCTCGACAAATAGCGGCGCATTGCTCGCCACCTCAAACGCCCACGGAAACACGTCCGATCGGCTTTTTACGAACAGCACGATAACTAGATATTCGCGAGAAAGTTTCGCGAGGGATTCGTGCGTGAAAAAGCTCGGCGGGTAGGTTTCAGGCATATCTACTCAGTAGGCAAGAAATGCGGACATGGGGTCGCACATTCAACGAAGACGGCACGTATCAATGGATACAGATCACGCCCGACGCCAACGGCTTTGACGAAAACATTTGGCTAACCACGCTGGTTCAGGCGTTGAAATTGAATCTCGGGGAATCGCCATTCTACGCAAATCTTGGCATTCCACAGTATCAGACGATCGTTACGCAAACTTTCCCAGACTTCTATGTGACGCAGATACAGCAGTACTTCGCCCAGTACTTTGCGTCATTGACGATCACGCGAGTCCCAGCTTCATTCCCGCCCGTCTACAACGTCAGCGTCACCTGTTTTAGTGGCGCGATCATCAATCAAACTATCGCAACATGACCATCGCGCCTACCAATATCCCGCTGGTCATGACGGCGGCTGGTCCGGTTACAACGCCTCCGTCGACGCTGTACACGAACCTGATTAACTACGTCGCTGCGCAGTCGCCGGGGTACACAGTATTGCCTGCCGGCCTTATCGACGACATCAGCGGGACCGACGTTGGCGCCTTGGTTGCGATTGATCAGGCTCGAGTAGACGCTGTAAATAGTGTAACCCCGTACGGCGCAAATGCCTTTCTGCTGGCGCAACTCGGGGCACAATTCGGCGTCGCTCAGGGCGTGGGTGCAAATGGCAGCGTCTTCGTGCAGTTCTCCGGACCGCCGGGATATGTTTTCCAGCCCGGCTTTTTGGTCTCGGATGGCACCAACCAGTATTCCCTGCAGGATGGCGGGGTCATTCAGACTGGCGGGACGAGCCCTCAATTATTCGCGGTAGCAACGAACAGCGGCACGTTTGCGATTCCGGCCAACACGGTCACGCAGATTGTGACGTCGGTTCCTAGCGCCTACGCGGTGACTGTCACCAATCCCGAGGCGGGCACTCCGGCCACCACGACCGAGAGCGTGCAGGACTATCGCGCACGGGTTCTGCAAGCCGGCCTTGTCTCATCGACGGGAACCCCTGCTTATGTAAAGACGCTGCTCCAGGAAATCACTGGTGTTCAGGCGAGGCTCACCTCTGTGAACCAGTTGCCGGGCGGATGGCAGATTGTCTGCGGCGGAGGCGATGCGTTTTCCGTTGCGACGGCCATCTTGCAAGGCGTTCCCGACATCGCAGTGCTACAGGGATCCCAACTCGCGATCACAGCCATGACGGCGGCTAACCCCGTTGTCATCACGACCAACCTGGATCATGGGTATGTGGCGGGACAAACGGTTACTGTGACAGGCGCAACTCCAGCCGCATACAACACGACGTATACGATTGCGTCCGTCACGGCAGACACCATCACGACGTCGACAAACGGCTCGGCATTCGGCGCATATGTGAGCGGGGCGCAACTTTCGCCCAATCCTCGGAACGTGTCGGTATCGCTGTTTCAGAACCCTGATACCTACTCGATCACATTCGTCAACCCACCTCAACAGATTGTCACGGTCGATGTCACCTGGAATACAACGCTACCGAGTTTCACTGGCGGTACGTCTGTCGCGCAACTGGCTGCACCAGCTATCCAGTCGTACGTGAATTCGATTTTTGTTGGTCAACCGATCAACGAACTCGAGATGACTGCGGTTTTCCAGAACGCCGTGGCCTCGGTAATTGCCCCGCAAAACATCACGACGCTGCAATGGGCTGTAACCATTAACGGCGTTCCGGCATCGCCGACAGCGGGCACAAGCATCATTCCCTCGGATCCGGAAAGCTACTTTAGCTGTTCGGCGGCGGGCGTGACAATCAATCAGGGGTAAGGAATGCAGATCGAATCGTTTTCGACTCTGCCGCTGCGCGATACCGTTCCGAGCTATCTGTATCAGGAGTATGCCGACGATCTCAATTTGCAGGCGTTCGTCTCTGGATATAACTCACTGACGCAGGGGTATCTGAACTGGTTTTCAAATACTCCGTTGGGACTGTACACGTCGCCGAATATCAACGGACCACTGCTTGACTGGATCGGACAAGGGGTCTACGGGATTCCGCGCCCTGTCCTCTCAACGCAGACCAGTTTTAACCAGGCTGGTTACAACTCGGCCCCATACAACGACTACCCATTCCCGTACGACTCACTATCTCACTCATCATCGGGGACCGCCTCTCTGGCATCAGACGACATCTACAAACGTCTTATGACATGGAACCTGTACCGCGGAGATGGGCAGATGTTCACGATGGGCTGGTTGAAGAACCGGGTCAACCGGTTTGTCAACGGCGCTGGAGGACTGGACTACACGGTTCAGGAAAATCCTCCTTCGATCACGGTATCGGGCAACACCTTCACGATCACCCTTTTCGACGACTCCATATCCACTGCACTACAGGAACTTCTAACGGCTCGCATCGCATCGTTTCCGTTTCAGTACAACGTTGCGTTCACCACCATCAGTTTTCTTAACGATGGCGGTGTGTTGTGGATGACGGCACCGCTTAATTACCCCACCAGTCCCATCGGGCTTTCTGCCGGGGCCATCTGGTACAACGGCGGCACTGTTGCGGTCATCCCAGGCGGCTCCGGCATGGGGGCGCCGGTCTTCTTCGGCGCCATCACTGCAGCCGGGCTCTTGGCCCTAGGCGGTGGCGGCCTTCCCACTACAGACCCGAACAATCCAAATCAGCTTTGGAACAACGGCGGTGTAATCTGTATCTCGGCGTAAAACATGACAACTTTTATTTTCGCCAACAACATCAATACGGCGCTGGCGGGAAATGTCTCGACCTCAGACGCCACGATTACGCTGGCCAGTACAGCGAATCTTCCGCCATCAATACCAGCCGGTTCGGTTCTCGTCGTTACCCTTAATGATGCAGCTACCCGGCAGAACTATGAGGTCTGCTATGCCTCAGCGATTACGGTCTCAGGATCAAACGCGACACTAACGGTGGCCCGCGGGCAAGAGGGGACTGCAGCACTTGCATGGTTGACTGGCGACTTTGCGTTCAGCCCTCCAACTGCAGGCCAACAGCGCTCATTTGGGCAGACGGCGGGCAATAACTCGTGGTCTGGGACCAACACGTTCACCGGAGAGACGCTCGTTCCCAACGCCAACAACAGTGGCGATGCACTCAATCTTGGCCAAGCGGAAGGTTTGTTTGCGCTGATCAATGGCTCAACCTCAGAAATATTTAACGCTTCTCCTGGGGTATCTGGCAACGAAGTGGTGAACTTCAGTCAGTTCCCGTTCACTTCCACTCCAACTGGCTCGGTCACGCTTCCCAATGGGTTCACTCAGAAATGGGGGCACACAACTATTACCGGATCGGGGACCGTTGCATTTAACAGTCCATTTGCAAATTCGCCGTCATCGGTGTCCATTTCGGTCAACAGCTCCAGCCCGCTTTTCGCGACATGGGGAAACCTTAATAACGCAGCGTTCAGTGCATTTGTGTGGGAGCCAAGTGGCGTCGCCCACGGTACACCAGTCGATGTCTACTGGATGGCGGTAGGGAGCTAAACATGCATGAAGTATTCGGACTTCCACAATCCCTGACAGGCGCGGAGACGGTGACTATACGGCAAATGCAAGGCGGCCGAGAAGCTTTGTGCACCATGCCGCTTTCGCAACTTCCCCCGCTGTTTCTGGCGTCCCTGGCGGCCAATCTTCCGACCACTCTCCCCGCAACTCCCGGCGTTGTTTGGAACGACAACGGCGTAATCTCAATTTCCTGAAATACGCTATGAAGAAAATTTTAATCGTGGCGCTCTTCGCGCCGCTGGCGGCGCTCGCCCAGACGCTTCCTTCGCCGACCTTTAATTCGATCACGCTGCAAAATCCGCTTTCTGTCTCGAGTGGCGGCAGTGGCGCAACATCGTCTACTGGTACGGGCTCCCTTGTTCTTTCGAACTCGCCAACTCTCGTCACGCCAGCCCTCGGTACGCCTTCAGCCGTCACGCTGACAAACGGAGCTGGCCTTCCCATTTCGACGGGCGTGTCCGGTCTCGGCGCGGGCGTCGCTGCTGGTTTGGCAAATGCTGCGACTGGCACGGGAGGCGTAGTCCTTTCGTCTGCTCCTACCATCACAAGCCCTACTGTCACCGGCGCATTTACGGCAATCGGTCTCGTTACGACCGCGGATCTTGCCGCGCAGACGGCAAACACCGTTCTTGCAAATGCCACCTCATCGACGGCAAGCCCGACCGCAGTTTCGGTTCCGAGTTGTAGCAGTGCGGGTAGCGCACTCAACTGGACCAGCGGTTCGGGATTTGGTTGCGTCTCTTTTGGCTCAACCCCGACCGCATCTACAAACGCCGCTCTTCAGGCCACATCCACGGCATCCAGCAGTGTCGTTTGGCGCCTCGGTTTCAGCGCTTTAGGCGATGTTCCACCACTGCTCTATAGCGCCTCCGCTTCCTCTTGTTCGCTTAATTCGGGAAATGGCGATAACGGATCGCAGGTAAAAAGCGCTGATGGCAAGTGCTGGATCGCGTCATTCCCCGCCGGCCCGGTTAATGTAAAGGAGTTCGGCGCAAAGGGCGATGGCACGACGAATGACACGGCTGCAATGCAGTCAGCTCATAACACGGGGCATGTCGTTTATTACCCGCAATCGACTGGCGCATACATCTTCACGACCCTCACAATGACTGCGGGCGGCATCATTGGAGATGGCGAGTCGTATTCCATGTTGTCGACGGCAGATACCACCACTGCGAATGACATTACGTTCAACGCTGTGAATTTGCAGCCTGGGTTTAACGCTCCCGTATTTCGGGGCTTTTCGCTTTTATCTACGGCTGGCTCCTCAAAAACGGCTGGTGCCGGTATCGCGATCACTGCGCCGACCGATGAGAACCAAGGTGGCCGCTTTGAGAACGTGCAGATAAATGGATTTCCGATCGACCTGCATTTCATCCGTGCCGCTTACTGGACGATAACGAACTGCAACTTCATCAACTACTATGTTGCTGGAGTCCAGGTAGAGAACCAGAACAACCCAGACAGTGGCGATAGCACGATTATGGGGTCGGTTTTTGTGACCTCAGTGGGATCTACTCCGGCCGGTATTCTGTACAACTCGTCGGGCGGCCTAAAGATCATTGGCAACAAGATTCTGGCTGGTGGCACCGGCATCGATCTAGAACTTAATGCTCCGGCCAGTACCAGTATTTTCGTCATCTCGGGCAATTCTATCGAGAACCAGACCGGCTTCAATATTCACTTGGCCCGTCAAAGTGGATCAGCCACCTTCTCCAAGATCGAAATCACCGGCAACGAGTTTAATGTTGGGCCGTTCGGGATCGCGTCGGATTCCTCGGGAGCCATTTCCGTTATGTCCATTACGGGGAATTCTTTCACAGGCGGAACCACCACTGTCGCTGATATAGCTTTGACGAACTTCAGCGACGCAACCATCTCGTCGAACAATTTCGTCAACAACGGAAGTGCATCGGCATTTGCCATCAACCTCAGCTCCGTCACGAATGGCAAGGTTGGGAAAAATTCATACTCCGGGTTCGCGACATCCAATGATGTTGGTATAACGGGCGGTACCGTCTACGTGGACCGAGACCGCCAATTGATGACCATGACAGTCACCACAAGTACGGCGTATGGCCCACTGTTTTCTGGCGGAACGGTGGTGACGTTCCCGCATTCCTACAATTCTACTCCGGAGGTCAGTTGCTTTCCGATCGGAGGCGGCGGGGGCGTCTCGGCATTCGCTGAGTCAGTCACAACAACGGGCTTCACTGCAGGAGCGGTTGGAGCAACCAGCAGTGGAGCCGTTGGGGTAACCTGTTTTTCGGACGGTATTCTGTAAGTTAAGCCGCAGGCGCTGCGACGCGATCTGCTACGACGGTGTAGAGGTTGTTATCAACACCGTCGTATTTCTTTGAATGATACGTCACGCGGGCATTCTCAAAGCCCAGTACACCGAGTGCCTGAATCGTCCACGCTGGAGGAATATCCCACCACGTGTCCTTCGGCTCGAGAGTCTTGTAGTCGGCGAGCAGGCCGAGTCTCGCTGGGCCATGCTCGGCCTCTTTCATCTTTTCCTCGTCTTGAGGATCGACGCGCAGGCATTCGGTGACGACCACGCGCTCTTTCACGAGGCGCAACGCCTGTTGCAGAGCAAGGAACGGATCGCGCAGGTGCAGCAGGATCGCGCCGAATACCGCCATGTCGACCGGGCCGATTGCCTCAGGGATTTCGTAGACGCTGCCGTACACGACTTTTGCTTTCGACTTGAACGCATCGTGGCCGGTCCAGTACGCGTTATTGAGCTTACGGATGATGCTCTTGCGCTCATGCGAGATATGCGCGTAGTGCTCCCACTTGGCATAGGGGATCATGTCCCAATCGCCCGAGCTGTCCAGGTCGTACGATACGACGTCCGCACCCTGGCTTTCCATATAGAAACTGAGCGCGCCGCTCGCGCAACCGACGTCGAGCACGCGCTTGCCTTTGAAATCGACATTGCCCAGATACTCGCCGACGCGGCCGCGTAGGTCCCAGTTGCCGGGCCGCGTGCCTATCCCCGGCAAATCCATCGTGTGATAGAAGTAGCACTCGCTCAAATCCCGGCTGTGCTTCCGTTCTGCATAAACCGACATGCAACTCTCCTTTTTGTTTTTTTGGGGCGTGGCGATGATACACCTAGTCGCCAATCAGTGACTTAACGATGGGTGTCAAGACGGCCGCTTCTCGCTGTGCTCTTTGCTGCAGCACGTAGTCATCTGGATATATGCCATATGAGTAATGCGAGCATAAATTGGGGATTTCTAGAAGCGCATTGTATTGCTGAACGATGGCGACGTCATATTGCCGCGCAACGCCATCCATGACCGATACATAGTTCGCCAGGTTCGGGTGCTGGTCATCGCAGACCGGACCAGGCTCCTCAAGCACCGGAATCTTTCCCGCTGCGCGCACGTCCTGAATAAACGCCACCAGTGCATCCGCGTACGGCCCAAGAGACTGATTCCGGTCATCCTCTACGCCATGCCCATCCAGAACGATCTGCGCCTTTGACGTGGCCATGCGCTGTGCGAATGGCGGGCCGCCGCCATCCACGCCGGCAATCATGTTCACGACCGTCGACGCGGTTCCACCCTCGGCCAGGTTATCGACCGTGATCGCGCTATCGCTGAGCTGGTCGCGCAGGATCGCCTGCGCGTCTGCCGGCTCATTTTGTGGGTTGAATCCGGAGGACGGCGGCGGCGAAACTGCGGATAGCTCATCGTCGCCGTGAATCTCGATCACGACCGGCGTAGGCGCTGCAGGAGCGGTCGGTGCCGACGCCTGAGCAGGCGCACTAGCTGGCACATCAGGAGCCGATGCTGCGGGCGTTGATGCTGGCGCAGGAGTCGTTGCAACGGGAACCGACTGGCCGCCCTTCACCGCAACAGACGATGCCGGAACGACAGCAGATGTGGGATTGGCGGGACTGTTTGCGCCTCCACAGGCAGAAAGAAAGAGCGCGGCAGCAACTACTCCGGATCGCCATCCAAATCGATAACCGCTCCAAGCTCTCGGGCGCGGTCGTGCAGTTGCTCGATATCGGTTACCGGGCCTTCCATTAGCGCGAGATTGAGCATCCCGACCATGAGGACGTGATACCCCATCTGCCTCTTGTCCTTTTCGGACAGATACTTGTGGAACTGACCGCTCGACGACACCCGGAAAATCTCTGCGAGCTGGGAATTGGTAAATGACCGCTGATCCCGGAGGGTGCGCAGATTTTGCGCCGAAGGCGGGTCGTAATGCATGGGCATGTCCAGTGGGGCGCGGGAACGCGCCGTAGATAACGGTCATCTTGAGTTCCTTTCGGATGTCGGGCGCCGCGGATTGCTTAGCCCTGTCAGACCTTATTAAATCACCCGTAGGGTGAGGAAGTCAACAACTATTTCACGCCACCCATAGAGGTGGCTTTCTTCGTTTACGGGCCAACTTTTGTGACGACACACGACGACATGCAAGCCGAAATTTCCGAGAACGCCACGCGCATCGAAGTGCATGAGGCGGTTTGTGCCGAGAGATACCAAGGGATTCTTGATCGCTTTATTCGTGGCGACAGGCGCATGCAGCGCATCGAATACATCCTGTATTTCCTGATGCTCATGGCTCTCGTCGGTCGGGATGGCGCGCTCAAGCTCGTCGAGATGTTCGTGAGATAACTTAGCAAATCTGCTAAGTATCAAATCTTATACAAACTCCCCTGTTTGTTTGAAGTTCTATACGGAGTCGCCATGTCCCCCGATGATTTCATTGCGGCGATTGGTCCCGCTGCGCGTGCGCTCGTCCCTACGACTCGCATCCCGGCCAGTTTCACTACAGCTCAGGCCGCGCTCGAATCGGGTTGGATGAAGTCGCAACTGGCGCAGAAATATCACAACCTGTTCGGCGTAAAGGCATCGAAGGGTTGGACCGGAAAGACGGTTGATCTACCGACGACCGAATACGTCGACGGCAAGCCGGTTACCGTCAACGCGACGTGGCGCGCGTACGACTCATGGCAAGACAGCCTGCTCGACCACGCACAGTTCCTGTTTACCAATCCCCGATACAGCGGCGCATTTGCGTACACAAGCGGGACGACGTTCGCGATGGCGGTCCAGGCCTGCGGCTATGCGACCGACCCTCAATACAGTCAGAAGATCATCTCGATCATCAAGACGCACAACCTGTCTGCGTTGGACGCCTGACTTATACCCCACGATTTGATTCACAGGGCCAAACATGATTCCACCGAATGTCCCTAACGTGGGGCAATTCTCGTTCAACCTTAAGCAAGGGGCCGATGCGTCTATCGCGATGACATGGCTGGGTGACGATGGACAGCCGATCAACCTAACGGGCTTCTCGATGAAGATGGCGATCAAGCCCTTCATCAACAGCACCGTATCGAGGCTCACCTTATCCAGCGACGATACCACTGGGAGCTATATCGCTTTGGGTGGCTCCGATGGAACGATCACCATCAATTTCGCGCATGCCGATACCGCTACCCTGCAGGCAAATGGTCTGATGGCCCAAGGCGGCGGCCGGGTTGTCCAATTGGGCGTCTACGACCTTCAGTACACAGACCCTGACGGAAATATCGGGTATCTGCTCGAAGGATCAATCACCCTTAATTTGCGGGTCACCGAATGAGCGCATTGAACATAGGCGGCGTGACGACCGTTCAGGTTGGAATTTTGCCTCCAGCCGCTCAGGCGCAAATCACAGCCATCAAGACAACGGTCAACTCTGTGGCCCAGTCGGCTCTGCTGCAATGGGCCTATGGCAATACGTTCCAACTTGTTTCGTCGACGCGCGATAGCAATGGCGCAATCGTGACGGCGGACATCGTCTGGCCTGACGGCTCGACGGGCACATTCACGACCGATGTCGCAAGTACGGATTTCCCCGGCGCAATCGACGCCTGGCATGCAACGTACGTCAATAACGGCGTCACGAAAACGATCACGCAACCAGCGGTGACGCGAGACGCAAATGGAGCCGTCACGGCTCAGCCGGCCATCACAATCACAGGTTAAACATGGGCATTCTCGACGCGCCGGGGCTGAGCAAGTCTGCCGCAGATGCAAACTACGCACCAAAAATCATTGCGCGCACCCGTGAAAACGCTATTGCCGCGCTAGGAGATAGCCGCACCGACATGGTGTCGGACAACACGCCCAGCATTACGCAATTCGCGGCGAATGGCTATTTGACGTGGGCACGCTTCCTGTCCGGTCAGCGCTTCTATTTCGACGATACGGTCAATTTCGGAGTGTCGGGCGATACGATCGCAATGGCCGCTGTGCGCGTGCCGGCCGTGATCGCCTCTGGCGTGAGCCGATGCTTCGTGCTGATCGGCACGAACGACATAGCGGTCACGCCGATCGCGCAGATGATCGACGAGTGGACGAACCAGATCATCACGCCGCTGCAGCGCGGCGGTGTGCAGCCGATCGTCATTCTAGAATACCCGAAGATCGGCATCACGGCGCTCGCGCTCGGCGCCAAAAACCAGTTCAACGATTACATGCGGCGTTTCGCGCAATCGCAGTTTTCGTTGCCGGCGGCCGTGCGTTGCATCTTCATCGACCTTCAGGACGTGATGGAGAACTACGCGGGGGGCACAGGCTCTGCTCTCGCGGATCGCTTATATGATGGCACGCATCCAAGCATGGTCGGCGCGTACTGGATGGGCAAGACGATCGCCGACGTCATCAACCAGACCTACCCGCCGATGCGCTTCCCGTGCAGTCCGGCGGATCTCTACAATGCAGACACCAACCCGCGCGGCATTCTGAATGCGAATCCGGCGCTGCTCGGCACCGCTGGTCTTCTTGTCAATAGCGCGGGCGTCACGCCCACCGGCCAGGTCGCGACGGGCTACAAGCTCTACCGCGGCGCGGGCACATCGGCCTCTCTCACGTTCTCCGGCGCTAAGGAGAACCCGCGCACGGATGGCCCCGCATCGGGTGAACGTCAGCGCGTAACGGTCAACATCAGCGGCGCAGGCTCGGCGACCGAGACTTACATCCTGCAGCCCACAGCCGGCCCGAACCAATACATTGCGGCCGGGAGCGTCGTCGAATTGTCGTGCGCTGTGCAATTCGTATCGCCGCCCGTGAACCTGATCGGCCTTGAATTGCAGATGGCAGAAATCGGACCGACAACACCGCGGCAGTCCGTCGATATGGTCCGCCAGGTCGGCTTCCAGATGCCGTCTATTGCGGTGGCCGGGCGACTGCGCACGCCGCCGTTCACGCTGCAGGCTGGTGTCACCGCGATCAGCAGCTATATCCGCATGGTTTTCGATGCGAGCAGCGGCGCGGCAAGTGGCGACGTCTATTTCTCGGACTTCCAGATCAGACCTGTTGTTTGATCTTCCAGCGCTTCACACATACAGCCGCCTCGCGCGGCTTTCTTTTTGCCCAAATCATGCCCCGTTGCTCCCATGGCGTGCCGCTTGAGCACGCCTGCCATTCGTGCATGCAGGAGGGGCTTGCGAGGGTCTATCGGGATGCGGGCGTTAAAGAGCCGCAAGAAGTCAAAGAAAGCCCACAAGAACCCGCGCCAGATAACTCCAACACAGCCGCCTAGCGGCTTTTTTTATGCCCATCGTTCGTCATCTCGTCGATGCTGCGCAAGGCAAGCATCCGATCACCTCTGCCCGCTCGCATCACTGGCCGGCGGTGCGTGAGCAACACCTGAAGTTGCAGCCCGTGTGCGTCGTATGCGGCGGCAAGGACAAGCTTCAGGTCCACCACGTACGGCCATTTCATCTGCATCCCGATCTTGAGTTGGACCCGAACAACCTCGTCACTCTCTGCGAGTCGGGAAAGGGTGGCGTCTCGTGCCACCTTCACTTCGGCCACCTCGGAAATTTCCGCAGCTTCAACGTTGATGTCGTTGCCGACGCATCGGAATGGCACGACAAGATCAAGAACCGTCCTCTCTCGGATAAGGAGTAGCCATGAATCAAACCTCCCCGCTCAACACCGCCACCGCCGTAGGCGCTGGCGCAGTCGTTGCCCCTGTCGTCTCGTACGTTGCGAGCCTGTTTCACGCAACGCTGCCCGCTGACGTGCAAAGCGCTGTTGTCGTGCTGATCGTGGCCGGTGCGCATTACGTGAGCAAGGTTGTCGCTGCTCGCGGCGCTGCGAAGGCTCCCGCGGCTCCGGCTGCGCAGTGATCGCTGCGGCACTGCTGGCCATCGCTACGCACATACAGGTCTTGCCCGCACTGGACCGTGACTACGATGTAACCGGCGCAATCCTCTACGCAGAACCCAATCCCACCACCCGATACACCGTATCCATCACGCACTCTGACGTGAAGGGCTATGCGGTGAAGATCGGCGCGAAGTTCCGCTTCTAATCCCGTAAAGGCTCACCCATCATGTTCCGCAAAATCGCCGTTGTACTGGCGGGCGCTGTTGCGTTCGCTCTCGCAGGCTGCGCTTCGACTGGCTCGCAACCGCACCTCGTCATTCAGCCGCAACAGTTGGTCGCCGGCTTTTGCCCTTCGGTGAACGCCCAGCTCAAGCTGCTCACGCAACCGGCTGCTGCTGCGCTGCTTAACGCAGACCAACAGGCGCTCGTCTCGCAAATCCTCTCCGTCAACACGGCAGTCTGCGCAGCCAACGGTGAAATTGACGCGAACGATCTGCAGACGCTCAATGCGACTCTGTTCCCCGCGCTTATCACGCTCGTTGCATCGATCCCGGCAATTCCGAACCAGCCCGCAATCCTGATCGGTTTGATGGCTGCTCAACCGGTCCTGTCGCAAGTGCTGACGCTTATCGCTCAACAACAAGCGGCGGCTGCGGCATCGGCTCCGGTTGCCGCGAGCGAATGATGGATTGGGCCGCCATTGCTTTAGCGGCTCGGCGCGCCCAAGCCGTCTACATCATGGACGCGGCGAAGGCTAAAGCCGCGTTTGAAGGCTTGGGCGATTCGTTCGTCGCGCAGTATCAGGACGACGACTCGCAAGCCGTGCTGTCTACCGACGTGGCCGGCGCGTGGCATCTCAGCCTGTCAGGTACGCGCTTCAGCGACATGCAGATTGGCGACCTGATCGACGATTTGCAGACTGATGCGCTCGACCTCGGAAATGGAGCGAAGGTCACGCGCGGGCCGTACGAAAGCGCGAAGCAGATTTTCGATTGGGCGCTGAAGCTTGTGCCGACTGCGGCTGTTATCAGCGTGTGCGGACACAGCCTCGGCGGCTGGAGAACGGCATACACGCCATGCTTTCTGTCGTCCGAGCGCATCGGCGCATTGCATGCCTTCGAGCCGCCCAAAGGCGCTAATGCCGCCTATTACGCGAAGTATCAGAAGGAACTGGCGGGGCTGACGATTTGCGCAAATGGCCGCGACATCTGGTTCGGCTATCCACGCCTTGGGTATTGGATTCATCGACCGGGAAAAGTCGTTTGGCTCACGTCCACAGGATTCCAGTTGATCGACTCCTCGGCGTGGCTTGGCGGCCTATCGCTGGCCGACCACTCGATTGACCTTGTTGTCGACCGACTGGAGAAGATCGCGGCGGCTCCGCTCAAACCCGCTGCATAAATACAGATAATTACCTGTGTTCGCGTTTTACAGCCCCTGGTCGATATTTGCTGCACAGCAAACTTATTGATTTCCGCTAAACCGCGATAAATCGTAGTAACTTTGCTTGATCCGGCGGCGCCACTCAGGCGCTGCTGCACCCCTCTCTAGCCGCCGCCATCCTGCGGCGCGCGCCTTTTCTTCCTCAGCGTCCGATTCAACCGGCGATATCACTACTTCGGCATTCTTGATCGTAATTCGACCGCAAGCGCCATAGCACCGGTACCAACACTGTCCAACGGGTGCGCGCGGCAGTAATTATCCATCCAAACAGCAATCGAGGCACCGTCTGGATTTGCGAGTATGTCGGCGTTTGTTGCGATTGCGATCCCGGTCAATGCGCCAGTAAGCCATGCGAGATCGGAGGGATTCGTTTGTCCGCCAGATCTGTCGTTCAGCCAAGTTCCACACGACCTATCGCCCATGGTTGTTAATGCAAAGCACGTATGCGTCGCTAACAGAGCCGCTGTGAGTAATGCGATTCTCATCGTTTTCATTTGATTTGTTCCCCGATCTTTCGCCGACACTGTATCAGTCTTCGATGTCCAGCTCCTCGTAAGCATCATTCTCCCTTCCGACTATACCCAGCCCATTTGATTTTGTACCAATCCCGCGTTTTGCCCCGCCGATACGACGACGCGAGCCGCTTCGCGAGCATGCCTTCAAACTTGTGCTGCCTTACCAGCCCAAACACCGCAATCCCATCGCCAATAATCCCGCTCACGAACGATAGCGTATCGGTGTCCTCGAACGAATCACGCAGGATCGCTTTCCGCTCGATCAGCGGCAGTCCGCGCAAGTCGCGTTTGCTCGCCAGCATGTCGAATACGTAGAGCCTGGCGGGGCATTTTCGTGCTGCTGCCGGTACGTTCCGCGGCGATACGGTCTTGGCCTGCTGCTGGAGCAATCCAAACTCGGCACCACGACCCGATCCGACGCACAGCTCAGCGTCCCATACGAACTCACCCGGCACAGCCTCGACCGCCTGCACAATGTCGGGAAAGGACGCGTTCAACAGATTCCCGTTGCGCGAGATTAGCTCGACCTCTCGAGACTTGCGGACCAGGCAGCGATAGCCATCGTATTTCCATTCGAAGAGCCAGTCTGGATCGCTGAAGGGCGAGCGGCGAAGGGTGGCGTGTGTCAGGTCAGAGGCTTCGATCATGGCGCCTCGTCAGACTTACCCTTGTACTCACTGATAAACCCCATCCTCGACCGTTCGTCCTGCATCAGGATCCGCAACTTCTCCAGCGCAACCAGTTTGCCCAGATCCTCTTCGCTCCATGCCTTCTGGACCGTCTCCCGATAGTCGTCGATAGCCTCGATCAACTTCCGCAAGCGGATGACCTCCAGCACGACATTGCGCACGTCCGCGTCGGCTGTCGCGTAGATCGAGCGAAGTTGTTCCGTGGTGGGAGACGAGAAATCTGGGAGTTTCTTGCGCAT